TTTACGAACTGCTGGTATGGTGTTGTATTACTCATGTGTGTATGTGTTGAAGTATGCTTTACCAAAACATCCTGACTCTGCAAGCTGAATCGTCTGACCCTCCTTGCCGATCCATTGGTCAAGCTTTGCGCTTGTCAACTCAATTGGATGGCCGTCATGCGCTGGCACGTCAACCCATTCAAACAAGCGTATTGTCTTTGCTGCATTTAATGCGTTTTCTATGATACGCTCAGGGTCATCTGTGTGTTGGAGGCAATTGTAAATCCAGCACTCATCGTAGCCTTCCTCATAGATGTCTTCACCGCGCACAACCAACGAATCAATGCCCTTCGCGGAATACCTGTCGTATGTCCAATCTGGATAATGCAACGGATCAACAACCAGTGAACGCGGTGCAAGGTTGATCGACTTGAGCAACATCGACGTTGGCCCACCACCAATGTCAATAATCCTTGCACCTGCTACGTCAAACGAGTAGCCAACCTGCTTCAACCCCATGTAGCGAGCGTAGACGTAGTGCTTCTGATCCTCGTCGAAGGTATTGCAGCAGTCTCCCCAGTATTGCGATTCAAATGTGTAGTCACTCATGTTATTCCCAATCTTCAACCGTTGTTTTAAGCTTGCGAAGCGTGCAGTCATCACCATCTGCAAGATGTCTGTTCTCTTCCAGCGTCTCTCGTATTGCAGCCTTTAGCGCATTGATTTCCTCAATGGCGAATCCAAGTGATTGCTTGGCATCATCGCGTTCCTGTTTGAATTTGCCACACAGTGCAGCCCACTCTTCAACGTCTACAGCTTTAACATAATGTATGTCACTCATATAATGCTTGGGTAAAACCTTGTCATTGCGTCGATTCCGTTGCCATCAGCATACCATCCTTTGCCAGTGTAGACATCAAGGACATCCTCGAAATACTTCTCATACATTGGCGCAACCTTCTCCAGTGTGAAGTTCTCACCGAACTTGCGGCAATCGTATGGGTTGATCTGGTCGATATTTGCGACCGCATCAACGAAGTCACCCATCGTGCGGCAGCGATAGCCTGTAATGCCATGCAGGTTATTCTCCGCGAATGATCCCCAATCGGTAGTTATGGTTGGTGTGCCAGATAACAGGTTCTCGATCTGAACTCCACCGAACGGTTCAACATACATCGATGGCAGGAACGATGCCTTGGCATTAGCCATGAGCTTCTTGCGTGTAGGAACATCTGCGTAGCCTACATACTCGACGTGCGAGGGTAGCTTGTAGCCTTCCTCCTTCTGTCCCGCGATGACCAGCTTGACTCCTGCTCGCTCCGTAGCCTGTATAGCGACATCAACACCTTTGCCGCTGTAGACCCTGCCGAGGTATAAGAAGTAGTCTTGCTTCGCGCTATTGTAGTCAAAGTCATCAACGTCAAAGTAGTTTGGGATCACTACGTCATACCAGTCTTGTCGGCAGCTACCAACCGATTGTAGACCGCAATACGCATGGTAGATGGCATAGCTCTCCCACACCTTCCAACGCGCCCAGTGACCTCCTGCATACCCTATTCCCGGTTCTACAACGATTAAGTCATTGTGAGCGTCACATATCGGACGAACTCCAGACCCCCAAAATGGAAGAATAAAGTCGTTCTTTTTCTTTCTAAAACCAACTTCCCGAATGGCATTGGCATAGAACGTTTGGTAGGCATGGTCTCCAGTGTCGAACTTGAAGAACGTCTTGCGCCAATCGTGACTGCCATAGCTCTTAGCAAAATCATCGTTGGTAAGAACGCTAACGTGTTCAGTGCAGATAAGATCGGAATCCTCATGCCCGTAGTGGATAACCTCATGCCCTCGGTTGGTCATCATCTTGCCGAATTTAACTACCTTCTGCGTGTAGGCACAAGCGTTAAACTCTTTGCTTGTAACTGTGTGCGGTAATCCTAATATGTGGAATCTCATGTTATTTGTTTATTAGTTTTTCTCCGTCAGAGTAGTTACCTCGAAAAACCTCCTTGCCATCTTCGCAGACGATGAACTTTGAAGGTTTGGTTGAATGATCCCATCTGGACGTAACTTTTTTTTTAGGTTTAACCTCAGTGCGGGTTAGCGCGTTATACATATCTGAAGACGATGATCCAATGTGGAATGCAACCTTGGCATCGTAGATAGCCTCCTCCAGTGACAAAATATAACAATTGTCCTCCGTAGCATTGCGACGAAGTGCTTTAATGGTAGATTTGAGGTTGTCAATCTCGTCCTCGATTTCCATTGTATATGGTTTGCCAGCAAGTGTTTCTGCGGCAGTTTCAGTTGATAACTTCATATAAGGTAGATAATAGATAATGGATCACTTCTTGCCCTGTTCCAGCGTAAGTGTCTCAGTGTTCTCCAGTTCGATAACTTCCACGTCACTGCCACGGGATGGGATGTTGAATGATAATGTCAGGTTCTGGTTGTTGTTGGACTCAAGCTCGATCTTGTCGCCATACTTCTTTGGAGCGATTTTAGATGCAGCCCACTTAAGAGCGTCCATGCGTAGACGACCAATGCTTGCGTCATGCGAATCGAATGCTTCGTCAACAATCATCTCGGCGTAATAGTCTGCTTGCTTGACTCGCGCTTGCGTGTATTGCTGTCTAAAGCTTTCGTTACTTTCAAGCCATCGATAGATAGTTTTTTGTGCTGGCATATGATCATCGAGGATCATTTTTCTTAGTGTTTCACCATGAGCAAGACGTTCACAAATCTCATCAACTAATACCTGAGTGTAAATTGTCGGTCTTCCACCTTTATTTTTCTCTTCTGTAACTTCTTCACTCATAAGTTATTTATAATGCGGATAAAAGTTTTTGTCAAAAAAGTCTTGACGGGTTAAGAATTATTAATTTAAAATTAGCTCCGCAGTGATTAGTTGCTTGTTGTTTGTTGAAGCTGATTGTAATCAGCTATCAAATATGATTGTGGTATCTTAAATTGTATAAGTGGATCATTGGATTTACCGAATACCCTTAGTGCAAATTGCGGGTATTGTTTTCTGAATCGTTTAATTTTAGTTTTGCTTCTTGAATCCATCCAGCCTTTGACTTCGTGATATTCTGTTGTGTTGTCGATTAAAGTTAATTCAAAATCTGGAAGATAGGACATTGCCCCTCGTTTAATTCCTGTAAACCAGAATGTTTTTGGTTCGTGATTCCAGTCTTTTATTATTTGTTTTTCTTTAATTGATTGGAGCCAATTTGCGTGAGTTATTTCCCATGATGACCGAGCGTAGAATCTTTTGCCGCCTATTTCAGCCCATTGAGCTTTCCATGATCCTCGTTTTACATTAGGTGCGAGCGTTCCATATTTTTGAACTTTAGTTTTCATTGTTCTTTCCACTTGTTCTCTTGGAACTATTTTTCCTTTTTGCAACTTTGATAAATTATCTTTTACTTTTTGCGTGTGTGTTTTTCCGAGCATTCCTTTTGGATGACCATTTTCTTTTATGAATTGTTTTGATCTGTCGGAGATTTGTTTTTTCTGTTCTTCAGACCAAATTTGTTTTCCTTTATTTTTGTTTGGTTTTCCAATTCTTTGATCGTTTGCTTCTTTTAATTGATCTGAATATATTCCAATTCTAATTTTTGATTGGTGTTGTTTGGCTGAATCTGATCTTGGTCTTACACCTCTTGGTGAAGTTACATTTAACTCGTTGGCTTTGCAGTGAATTGAAGCCATTGATCTTCCAATATTATTAGCTAACACAGATATATCAAATACATTTTCTGGAGTGTTTTGATAGTAATGAATTAGCTTCTGTTTTTCTTGTTCAGACCAATGCTTTGGTTTTATGGAATATGATCCATCTGTGTTGAGTTGGTAGCCTTTAGCTGCGAGTTGATCTGGTGTCCAGTTCATTAAAGGTAATCTTTTGGTTTTGGGTCTTCTGGTTGTTTGATTATCTTGCCGCACTTGTTGCATGAGCAGTGTCCATGGTCATCGACGTCCATTACTTCATTACAGCATTCTGGAACCTCTGGATACTCTGGCGGGTCATTCCAATAGTCGTTCATACATGATAAACTTTTTTAAAAATATCCACCATCATTCAACCCGTCTTCATTTTCAAATATGAACTTTTTAAGTCCTTTTTTTGCTTCTTGATGAGTTATGCGGTTTTTCTTTTTCATTTCAATTGACCACAATTCTTCAATCCAATTGAAGATATTATCTTGAATTATGTTAGTCATAACATAATCGTAACCTTCCTTTTCAATATATTTTTTAAATTTGTCTGAATTCTTCCAATAAAATTCTCGTAAAAGGTCTAATTCATTCCAGCTTATTTTATATTCTTTCTTCATATATTTATTCATCATCCCAAGTCCAAACATCATTTACATCTGTCAATTCTTCATATACTGAACTATTTTCTGAACAGGCTTTTTCAATTGCTAATTCCATAGCTTGTCGCGCAATCGCGCATTGGTCGCCTTCATGCAACATATCGCTTACCGAAATTATTGCTAAAATTCTTTGATCGGAAAATATTTCAGAGAACATTTTCTTCATTGCATCAACATATTCGTTAGCCATGCAATTAGAAAGTTGTTCGATTAGTTCTTTTTTTTGTTGTTTTTGTTTAGTGTTCATATATTTATTTATTGTTTATGAGAGGCACAGTTTTTATGTAGTTACTGTGCTGGCACTATGATAACCAGATGTAACCCCGCCAAGGGACATCCGCTACATTGCCACGTCATTGCTCTCAAATTCATTAAAATTGTGGCTGTGGTTTTTGGGGTCACAGCCAACCCCCTTTGCCCCTGCTTGCTGAAGAGTGTCAGTTAGCGAGGAAAGTATCAGAATGGGATATCGTCTCCGTTGTCGTCTTGTTTGCGTCCTTCATACTTAGGCTTTGCTGGCGCAGATTTGACCTGTGGCGCGTTTTGTTGCTGCTTGGGCTTGACTGACAAGCTAAAGAACTTCTTGCCGTCCTTCTTTGATTCCTTGACCCATGCATTGAGGTAGTATTCTACGCCCTCGACGTTGACGCTGCCGTTGTAATCGGCGTGACTATCTTGTTCTTTACGTTCGTTTTTGAAGAGCGATCCGCGATTAGTGTTATCGTATTCCATATTTATTGTTGTTCTTGTTGTTGCTTTGGTTTCTGCCATAGTTCCATTCCTTTATCGGAATTCACAAGGCAAATCTCTTTGTTGTTTGCTTCAGCGTCTTTGATGACGTTATCAAGCATCCATTTTTCTCTTGGGAGCTTGTATCCATCCGTTAGCTGGATGAAACCATGCTCCTTTGCATATTCGTTTGTTTCAATTCTCATTTTCGTTGTTGGTTGATTTTGTAGGCAGGCTATGGAGCTTGCATCCTCCTGAGTAAATGTAAACGCCTTCCATACCCATGTAGCCTGCTCCGTATTCGTTATCCATGACTGGACAAGTGCAACCTGCGTCTATTGCCGCCTTGCTGCCGGGGTTTGGATTAGTCTGACCAGCAATCAAAGCTTCCATTGTAGATGTAGTTGTCTTCGTTCTTGGTTTCTTCATAGGAAAATGATTGTCCAACCATGCCGTGGATGCCGCATAGTTTCTTGATTGTCGATTCGTTGAGCCACTTGACTGATGTAATGCAGAAGTTCCCCCATTCGTGCGTCCCTCGGTCGTTCTTGTTTATTGATCCCTCGATGGTGATTGTATTGAGTAATTTCATTTTGATGTATATATTTATTGGATGTGAGAAAATGTTTTTATTAGTTGTGAGCGGGGATAGAACCCGCTCGTTAGTTGATTAGCCATTCATCCACTCTTCAAAACTTTTTAGAGGTTCACCATTACGGGTAATGTCTCCACCTTTCCCGTCATTTGCACATTCAAGATATGTTTTATAGCGATCATTCAATGTCCCGTTGTATCGAGTAATTGTGATTTGTGGTTGGAAGCTTCCGTCTTTGTTTATTCCTGTTTTCATTTGATGTATGTATGTATTTTTTATTCGCTCGGCATCGTGCCTTGCTTGGGAATGAATCTACAGCATCATCAAAACGGGTCAACATTATTTTCAAAAAAAGCATCCCACTCGGCAACCGCATCAACACTGGGTTTCCTGTCGCATTGGTCATCTGAACCGCTTGTAGATTCGCTGAAATATTTTTCATAGATTATTCTTGCCTCTTGATAGTTTTTCTCAGCGAGCGCAAATCGAGACTGGATGCCGCTCTCCCAGATTCCAGTGCTTGTTTCGAGAAGCATTAGGCAATGCTCGTATGCGTCATCTTTATTCATGTATCTCCTCAAAGCGTGAGATGTCTCCACGCATTTTCACTGGAACAAAAACATCTCGTTGACCCCGGCGATTTTTGTCTATCCTGATGCGAGATGTTGGTTGTGCTGGTGCTGTCTTGCGGAAGCTTGGAGTCTCCTTCTTCTTGTCGTCTGGATGGGAGATGATGAGGAGAAAATCTGTGTGATGGCCGATTGCTCTGGACTCCCGCACTGCGCCATCGTCGTTGAGTTGCGATGCCGTCAAGACCACGGAATTTGTTTTCAGTGCCGTCAGCTTCAGCCTGCGTGATAGCTCGCTAACCGCCTGCTCCCTGTTGTCGGCGTTAGGCATCGTCACAATTTGTAGGTAATCGACCACAATTACCTCAGCCTTGCCAAGTGATGCGAGCCTCTGAGCCTCGGCAATGATCTCGCCAACTTCAGACAGATCATCGCGGATAGTGAGCTTCATCTTCATCAATTGGCCGATTGCGTTTGATACGTCCTTGGCAGTGGCAACGCTGCGCCAATCGGTGACAGAACTTAGTTCGCGCATTGGAACAATTGTCTTTCCAATCAGATTGCAAGCCATTCGTTGCAGGATGGACTTCGCAGGCATTTCAAGGCTGAAGATGGTGACTGCCTTGCCATCGAGTAGTGCGTTGAGTGCAGCTTGGTAGAGAAGGATTGATTTGCCTCCACTGGTTTGCGCTCCAACAACCATCATCTCGCCACGTCTCATGCCTCCTCCAAGGAGCTTGTCAACCTTCGGAATTCCAGTCTTGAAGTTTTCGAGTGGTGCATTGTTTTCCAGATCGTCAAGGAAATCGCTCAGATGCTCCTTTACGCCTTTGCACATGGTCTCTGGCTGGATTGCATTAGCCAGCGATTCCGCGATGGCAGAGAGGTCTGCACGCATCGCGCAAACGTCATCGTGTGCATCGTCCCAAGTTTTGATGGCATCTCTGTAGCCTTTTGCCTTGAGAAGTTGTGAGCGATAGTCAGCGGCAGTCTCAACGCACATAGCACCGGGAGAGATGAACATCGTCTTGAGGATTTCAATTACTCCTTCCCTGCCTCCAGCGGCATTGAGCTTGCCAGTGGTTTCGAGGTCAGAGATTGCTCCAAGCATATTTGTTGAACCAGTGCGCTGATAAACACGTTCTAATGCGCTAAATATCAGCTTATGTTGCTCAAATGCGAATAGGTCAGAGTGCCAAGCGAGGTGCGGTAGAACCTCTGGATCGATTGCGATTAGTGATAGTGCCGCCTTTTCTGCGGTAACTGCGATAGGTAGTGATTTCATTTATTCTCCTCCAAGGATTCTCCATGCTGTTGCAGCCACAAGTGGAACTTGTCCATTTCCAATGGCTTTAAGTCTGTCCACCCTATCGGCCATCCCATTAGCCACTCTACCCAATTCGGGTTCAACGCTCCACCAACCACTTCTCCCAAATTGTATTTTCCGCGATCCTTTTTGCTGTCTTTGTGCATGAATGCTCTTGGAGTCGGCCACATTCTTTGCCCAACAATCGTTTCTAAATTTGGATTGCGCTTCTCGTTCCAAGCCGACTCTGGAGTTATCGTCGCTGCCATTGCTGAACAACTGCGTGGAGTAGGCCAGAATCCAAATTCGTTCTCTTCTATGAGGTGCGCCGACATGGCAAGCTCTTACAACTCCCCATCGTGCATCATACCCCATCTCGGAAAGATAGCCAAGCACTCGGTCAAGTCCTCGAAGAGTAAGCATTGGTGAGTTCTCCACGAATGCGTATTTGGGTCGTATTTCGCCAATGATTCTGGCCATCTCTCTCCAAAGTCCGCTTCGTTCTCCTGTGATCCCAGCTCCCTTTCCTGCACTTGAGATGTCTTGACAGGGAAAACCCCCGCAGACGACATCGACTTTTCCCCTCCACGGAGTTCCGTCGAAGGTGGTGACATCACTCCAGATTGGGAACTTTGGCAGAATTCCATCTCGTTGCCGTTGGAGTAGGACTTTGCGGCAGTAAGGTTCAAGTTCAACAGCACAGACTGTGGTATGTCCGAGAAGCATCCCGCCGAGGATACCTCCCCCTGCTCCTGCAAATAAGTGTAGCTCATTCATTTTTTCTTTCTATTTTTTGTTTATATTTATTGTTTAGCAAGCCCGTGAGTATGTCATATCAGCCTGTTGCAGCTTGGGTTTGATCCAGTCAGCTTTGAATGATTGCCATCCACGGGTCACGCATTCTGTCAGTGCGTCTTGGAGTGTCAAGCCTGCAAGTTCAGATTCTTTTTCGATCATGGCCAATGCAGTTTCTGTGAGTGGTGCGCGTTTAGCTTTTCGGACAGCAAGGAAATCATTCCATACCTGATCATCCACAGTGAATGGTTGAGCCGCTGTAGTAGTTTTCTTTTCTGTAGTAGTAGTAGAAGATGTAGAAGAAGACTGAAGAAGAAGTGTTGCCTTTTGGTTGATACCATTTGGCAAGCATTCCTCAACCACCCTTGCAAGTGTGGTTGAACCACCCTTGAGATTCTTCCTCATTTCAGCGGACTTTTTACCTCCTTCTGCACTTTTCCTTGCCCACTCATTTTGCTTCACGATTTCCTGCTGAAGCCTTTCGTGAACCAACATCGAACCATTTTCTGGGTGTGGTTGGAACATGGTTGCAACGATGGTTGCAAGGGTAATTGAAGCACCCTTGCCAATCAAGCGTGCGATTTGTTCTGGATTGGAAGGTATGCTGCCGTGTTGCCAACAATAGCAAAGCAATCTCAAGTATGCGCCTTCTTCTTCAAGTGTCATCAATGCCACCCTCTGAGAACCTAAATAATCTGCGGGGTAGAACTGGAATGCTGGTCGTTTAATTTTCATAATCTAAAAAAAGACCCGCCTCAAGTGATACTCCCACAAGGAATCTTATGGGCATGAGGCAGGCCAAATTTGTTTTAGTGTTTAGCGATGGTATCAAACATCGGCCTCAAATGAGGCAGCACTACATTAAGCGTATCTTGCGCCTTTGTAAAGTGAAATTCTACGAGCGTGTGCGTTGTCACGTTTTGCCATGACATCGCCAATGCGGATAATCAATCCCGTTTTTGCAGCTGCATTGAATACCGCTCCAAATGCGTTAGGATGGTTAGGAGGGTCTCCAACAAGTCCTCTGACATCCTCGGCATGAAATGTCATGCCGCTGGATGCCATTGCTTTGATTATAGCCAGCGCAGCATCTTTCCAATCGTCTGGAGTGTTATCCATCACCTTGGAGCATCCTTTTTCTTTTAGCGTATAGCCGCTCATTCTGCCCTCCTGACTCTTGAGATTGCGCGATCCTTGGAGTATCCGCAGAGCATCAATCCGTTGATAAGTGCCTTTGCGGGAATGTCATCGTATGGAGGAACAAGGAATTCATCGAACTTTTCCCACCTGTCTTTTACTGGTCGTTCCGCTGCAAAATCCCACCAGATCATTCTTGCTACAAGTGCGCGAGCAAATGCTGGAACTTGTTTAATGCCGCTAATCCATTCGTCTTGAGTCTTTAGCCTGAGACTAAATCCATCAATCCATTTATTACGTTGTTTGATTATCATATTTATTTATTTATTTATAAAATTTACTTCTTCTTTTTTCTGTCTTGAACTAACTTTGTAAACCCATTACCTTGAACCACTCCAAATTGATAGTCGCACTCGCGTTTATCAAGAAACTCTCTCATGTCTGATGACTTAACTTTATCTCCGAGGAACTTAACAACTTCTTGCATTGTTGCACCGCATACTGTAAATGATTTGGCTACCTCGGTTGGATCGATGTAATCGGTTCCCTTAACCTTCTGGAGCTTGTATCCCGGTATTTCCTCACCATCGGCAAGTTTTGTTTTTACCAAATCCTTTGCCCAATCGACAAGCTCATCATTGAAAATTGCCGCTTTGGAAAGAAATGCTCCAAGAGTTTCTGGCGAGTCTGCGAGATACGTCTTCAATTGCGCGAGGTTGGCGTTTAAATCGCTATCAACGATTTCCAGTGTCTCGGATGCTGCCTTGCCAAGTGCAGAACAATTGTCCTTCAATGAACACCAGCCACAATATTCAGAAGGAGTTGGTTTTTTGTTTGGATTAGCAACCTCTGCGAGAATTCCTTCTACAAGCGATTTTGCCTGCTCGTATGTAAACGTATGTGTCACCACACGTCTTTGGTCGCAGAATAACAAGTGGCACGTCCAATCAGGAGCAAACTCACGTTCCATGTTGCCATACGAGTAAGCCGCCATTTGCAAAAAATAATCCCTGATCTGACCTGACTTTAGGTCAAGGCTCATCCGCTTGTCTGGAATGCGAGAATCTTCTGTGCCGATATGTTCAATGCCGGGAGTCTCAACCTTCAGCAATTCTTCATCGCTGATAATCGTTGCACCCTCGGCGCGTTGCTTAACTTCGTTGACTGCCCACACAACTGAATCCCTGTCATCTTCATTCTCGATTGCCATCAGCTTAGAATGATCTCCAGCGAGCATGAAACGGAATGCCTCGTCCATTTGCGTTCCTCTTGCTGCCGCAGGGGATGTTCCCCCTGCGGATTCGTAGCAAGCGCACTGAGCTAACTTAGGTAGCGATGAGTGACGAATCATTTGAATGCCTCCAGAGCAGCAATAAACTTATCGGTTGCTTCAATAATGCGCTTGCGGTATGGGCCTTCACCGAGATCAGTCCAAGATTGACCTTCTGTAAGTTGTCCTTTCGCGGCAAGGAAACGAGTTGCGGCATCTGCAACAGGGTCAATCTGTGCCTTGATGGAATCATACCAGTTTTCAACTTCCCACTCGATTGCTGGAGCGTCTTCCAAACGTTCTGGAAATGTTTTCAAAACCTCTGCATTTTTGAATGGTTCAACCAACGCTGAATGCTCTGCGTCATTTTTGATCGAGTGCTGAACATAAACTTGTGTCGCGCTAACCTTCGCTGGCCTGCTATCGAAGTCTTGCACTTCTTCTGCGAGGTAAACTCCGTTAAGGCAGGCAGGAAATACAGCACGGACACCTTCAGCGACAACGCGAGCAGAAAGCATCTGGTCTGGATACTGCCGCCATGTTGCTTTGCCAGTCAATCCAGCGGCATTTGCGCGTTCCATTGTCCATGTGATCTCAAGTTCTCCACCTTGAGCGTGAGCGAACTTCGCGGAGCATTTGCTTGGGCCTCGGCTTGTCCATTGAATCTTGCCGCCTGCCGCTTGGAAACGAGCGAGTGCCGCTTGACTCTTGAGTGCGGGTCTGCCTTGGATGATGTCAAACTCGCTGGCTACGCTGGCAGGATGCCTGCCTTCAGATTGAGCGACGAGCATCAATGCTACCGCTTGCTCAGGAGATTTGATTCCAAACAGGCCAGACTTGGTAATGGCTTTTGCCATTGTTTCGATGTCCGATACGGACTGGTTGTGAACTACGATTTGGTTACTCATATGTATTTATTTGTTGGTTGTTTCGTCTTGGGAGGAATCTTTGTTTTGTTTGTGGATTGCGTTTTCTTGTCCTAATCGGAAGCAAGCATAGCAGCTCCCAAAACAGATCAAGAATAAAGTTACGGCAAATTCGGCACTCATTTTGCGGACATCTGAACTGTTGCCCAGTTGTGAAAGATTCTCGCTGGATGCGATTCTTTGCTGACTCGCTCATGGTGCTTGGCAATACGGATGGCATTGCAGAACGATTTGGCGCGAGGCACTGTGATGCGGATTTCGTCCAGATCGTGACGTTGAGCCTGCTTGATTTGGAATGCGAACAGATCGTGGATTTCGGTGAGTAGTGGATTCATTGTATGTATGTATTTATTTATTGCGCTTCTGGCGTTGTGCCGTCTGCTTGAAAACAAAACTACAGCACGGCATTTCGATGTAAAGTTTTTTTTAAACTTTTTTTCATGCTCGCAGAACCGCATGGAATCTACATCTGCGGACATCGATGCTCGAAGAACCGCATAAACACTACGCAAGAAATTTTTTCAGCGTAGAAAAATAATTCTCTAAATATATTGACACACGCAGATGCCGATATAATCAAGCTCTGCGGTCATCGTCATAAACAAATGGTCTGATCGTCTCAGTTGACTCAGATGCAATTTGAATATTTTTTCGATGTGCTGACCAATCGATCTCGTCAAAATTTGAGCGAAACTTTCTGCGGTCAACTGGTCTTTCGGCATCGCCTTTTCCTGCTCCGTGATGCCAGTCTGATTGCTTCATGGATTGCATATCAAAACTCCTTCAAGATGATTTCCGCATCTTCAATTGTGTCGAAATATGACTCCATCTCGCCAATGTCGCGTGAGTAGTCTGGTTGCTCTATGTAGTGAAGCAAATCCGTGATGATGCGCTTGCATTCTTGGATTCTTTCACAGAGCGATGTTGGGCCTCGATGGTCTATCCACTCAGTGCCGCAAGCTGAACACTTATGGGTAAGGTTGTGTGTGTCGGATGCGCTATCAGATATAATGCTCATGGTTCTTGGCGTGTTGACAACATATGGTTTCGGACAAGGAAGGACTTTATTTTACCACGTCCAACCTCACCAGTTTCTCCACTCATTCCTTTTTTGGCAGCCTTGCCTGCATGGGAGCGCGAGGATTGGACTCGCTCGCTCCCTGCAATTTTAGCTGATACTCTATTGTATTTATTCTGGCTTTTCATCGCCTGCTACTGGCGTTCCTGACTCCGCATTGGCCATGTCAAGAATGGTTTTTTTTTCGAGAAGATAAAGCGCAACTGTCATTTCAAAGTTGAAACGCTTCAGACGATTGATGACATCAAGGAACACTTCATCCTTTGTCACTTCATTGATATCAATGTCCTTCAAGACGTGTTCGATTGCTTGAACTTGATCGTCGCTGAATCCCGCTGATGTTTCTGGTGTTTGTGCCTCGCTCATTTTTTTATTGATTTTAGTTTATTTGTTTTTTTCGGTGTTTTGGCTACCGCAACATTCATGTTCGATAGTTTCTTCTTTGATTGACCATTGGAAATTACCATTGGCCCACCAAATTTTAGTGTTGCTGATGTTGACATAAATCAGTTCTCCCTCTCTTCAAGCATTGCGTCTGCGAACTTGTATGCAAGTTGTGCGATTTCATCTGCTGGAGCTTCCATAGCTTTTTCGTCAGGATTTGCAAGGATGCCTTCTAAGGCACGTCCAGCAAACCAATCTCGCATCCCCATTCCAGAGTTAGGTCGAACTTTTGGTGTGTGCTGGTCTCCAGCGTATGCCTGCACAGGAAATGCAGGATGGTTGTTTACTTTCGGCATATTTATTGTCTGTTATTGTTGTATGGATTTGATTTGTAATATTGGGCGTTGAGACTGCGACGTTCTTCTGTTTTTGTCCAGAAGTTATCGCAAGCTCGTGCCACCTCGGATGCGAGCTTGATTAACCACGCATCTGCCTTTTCTTCCATGCCAGAGGTTTCACATGATCCTTTGGCAGAAAAACTTTTAAGTCGTTGTCCTCTATGTTTAGTCATTTTGAGTGAGGAGGAATGTTAGACCAGCAAGCAGTGCGATTGGTGACAAGAAAATGAATGCCTGCCAGCAATGCTGGAGAGTTACAAGAATTGGTATTTGGGTAAATGTATCGATTAGGTTCATATTTATTTTGTTGATTGTTCACTTACGGAAATAAGGATGTCTTGGATTTGTATTTTCAAGTCATGCAGGTTGCGGAATTGTTGCTCGCGTTGTTTGAGAGCTTTCTCCCATGCTCCATCTACAGGGTAGTAATCCCGTGCGTTGAATTCTACTTTGGCAAGGCTTTCGATGGCCGCATCAACTGCATAGTAAACGTTCTCGTAGTCATTGAGGAGCATCTTTGCTGATGTTCCGTTCATGTGGATTGTGGGCGTGATTGTCATATATATTTATTGCGTGTCGTCAGTGACGATGCCGCGAATCTATAAGGCCATTCTTGCATTGCAAGATTTATTTTAGAAGTGCCTTTGCATCCACAATTCTTTCGCGTTCTCAATATCCATCGTTGGCTTGCCAATCCGCATATTTACTGCGTTGTGCAGGTCAATGCCCCACTCAAAAAAACGATTCCAGTCAGGAGGATTTTCACTCATCCACTCGTCAAGATGCTCTTTGCACGGACATCCATTGAATGGAAGTGAATCACGCCAATCGTTCAGCCACCCAGTCATGTTTTTACCAATCCTGTGACGCAAACCAAGGAGGTGTAGTTCAGCCCAAAACCTTGGGCCATTGAGAAGGATTGATGGAACCTCATCATTTTGCTTTTCCTCAACCTGATCTCCTGCTCGTTGCACCCAGTCATTGTGTGCCTGCCAATCAATCGACATTGCCTCACAGACAATCTTTTCTACCTCGGTGGCTACTTTGTGCTGTTTGTGATATGGAGCGTTCTCAGAGTCTCCGGGTTCTTTCAAATCACAATTTGTGATATCAAAATTACTGACTTGATCTTCGCGGATTCCAGCCTTGTTGCACAACCATGCCTCAACCAATTCGTGCAGGTTGACAAGAAATGCGCCATCTGGATTTCCATATTCAGCAACCGAGCATTGGAGGTGACCATTCGGCAACCATTCCCAATCGCCAGTTGTGACATACCGCATTGCAATTGGATCAATATTTTTAAGCGTGATCATTTTTTGATAGGAGGATTCTTCTTCGGTTCTGGATCGTATGGTTTACTTGTCATCCCACCAACAGGCGGCAGCTATGCAAAAGCCGCCACCAATAAACGCCAACACTGCAAGCACCAAAACTGTCCATGTATGAATTGTCATTAATTGAAATAGTTCAATCCCAACTTATCCATTTTCTCGATTGTCTCAAGTGCCTTGTCTGTGGCTGCTGTTGGCATCTCCAGATAGTATCCAGACACGCCATCACAATGCTCAATTGCATTCTTGATGGCATCCTCAATCGAAACATCAGACATACCGATTACTGCGCCAATCTCAGGCAATTTATCGCCCATTGGAGAAATGTATTCACGTCCATCAATCTTCATGCAATTGCGAAGTTTCACGAATTCACGGATGTCTGGATCGATGTCTACTGGTTGCCAGTTGTCGGATGCCCATGAACTATGGATTAAAACTTCTGCACCATATTTAGCAGTTGGTTCTGGATCGACAACAATACCGTTTGCGCCATACCACACGATGTCGGCAAAGTTGCTGTAAAGTTCCTGCCAAAGCTCATTGGGAGGGCTTGGAGAGCGCATACAACCATCAATCATATATGGTTTCATATCCTTGCCAATGCGAACCTCAGTAGACATCCAACCACGATAGTTATAAGCGGCAAACACTGGTTTCATGCGGTCGTTGAAACGACGAATCGGTTCTGGAATGTCAAGGTATTCGGTGAATACGCCAACGTATGCCAAGTCTTTAATCTCTAAACCTGACATTAGCTTTGTTGGATACTCGCCATCGATGACATATCCATCAGTCCCCCCCTCAAACATATTTGGTTCTTCGATTTGGTCTTCAACGCAAAATTCAATGATATGCTTCAATGGCCCAAGCTTGTATTCGATCTCGTCAAGCTTTGGTTCTACTTGCTGATAACTTGCACTGTGGAATGTCTCGAAAGTTCCACGCCATTTGTTGGTCTTGACATAGACGTTTTTCTTTTCCTTCAAATATGCGCGGAGGTTTTCCATGCCTTTAACGTGAGTATATTTTCCAACTGGCAAATCAAGCGCAGTCAAGATTTCCTTCATTCCCTCACGATCAAGCTCCAAGCACTCTCCAAGGCGCGATCCCCACACAGTCTTGCCTTGCTCAACCAAGTATTGTTGCAATGGCCCATGGTTGATGTCTGGAAATACAAACAAATCGATCTCCTCAAAATGTGAGCCAAAAATAGAGTCAACAAGCTCGATGTCCTCGTAGCCATAGCCAATCATGCTGGTCATGCGAGGGAATGCAGATTCCCACGGAGTGTAGGAATAAACCTTCTTGAATGTCTCTGCGAGCTTCAGTGCCTGCGAGATGAACAAACCATGATCAATGAACAATGCCGTGACCTCACTTGGGTCTTTCAAATCTTCAATTTCCATATTACTTTTTCTTCTTGGATTTCGCTTTGCGTTGGACGCTATAGGCAATGGCTAAACTTTGCTTCAAAGGTTTGCCGGACTTCAGTTCAGTTTTTAGATTGCGTTCAAAGCAATTCTGTGAGGCGCATTTTCGTAGTGGCATAATTTTATTCTTTTTCTATTTCAGCGATTGACTCTGGATCGCCTTGGCTGGCTCCACTGGCTAAAAAGTGGGATTCTTCTGGAGCATATGGAGAAACTGCATAGTATGTTCCATCTCCGTTAGGATATACTGTTTCACCAATTTCTTTCGACAATTTTGATGGTCTATCTTTTTCTTCCCAGTATGAGATTCCTGTGTATTTATTCATGGCTTTATTTTTTACCAGAAATTGCAGGCATTGCAAGAGGCATTTGTGTGTTGTCTCTCATTGCACCCATTAATGTCGTTTCATTTCCTTCAAGTATTTTTTGTTTTTTACCAGCATCTTCTTGAATGTTTGCATACGCTTCTTGAAAATCAGGAAAATATTCCAAATGTGTTTTTGGATTTGAATTCAAAAAATTGTTTCCATCAACTGGGCCAAGCATTACCCATGAGTATGCTTCATGCGGCACAAAATCAGGATCAGCTTTCAATTGCGATGCCGCTTTTGCTTCTTGAGCAGTCATTCGTTTTGCTTGTTTAGGATCATCTCCCAAATACACTGCCATCAAATCTGGATTTCTTGAAAGTTCAACACTTCCTACAATGTGATTAGTCCTTCCATTTTTGAAATCCATTGTTTGATCAAGAACATTATCTACATTAAAATCATCAATTGTAAGTCCTAATATTTGAGCAATAGACGCTTTTCTTCCTTTAAATGTATCGTCAAGGCTTATAAGTTGTTTATTTTTAATTATTTTTAATAAATTTTTAAATGATTTTGTTTTCTTAAATTCATCCAATGCGGTTTTATTTTTAATAAAAGTATTTTCACTTCCAGTCCCACCTTTGAATCTTGTATAAGCGGTTTTATATTTTGTTATTACAGGTTTAATTAATTCCTCATCTGAGGTTTCAAGAAATCGATCATATTTTAATTTTGCTAATTCTATATCTTTTTCTTTTAATTTTATTTCATTATTTAATTTTTTAATTTCTTCTTTATCAGAAGATTCTTTAATAAGTTTTTTTGTTTCTTCAATATAATCGTTTGCAGATTTTATATTTTTTTGTTGATCCGCTCTTTTTTGTTTTTTAACTCCAATATTAGCAAGTATTAAAAACAAATCTTTTTGTTCTCTTGAAATTTTTGCATTTTCGATCTCGTTTGAAATATTTCTTACTTCCCTTGCATTTGAAGCATGAGCATCTGGCCCCATTAAATATGTTAATAGATTAAATGCATTAAAATTAATATTTTTATTTCTCATGGAAAGCACTGGTTTCCATTCATTATTTGCCCATACTGCTCTATAATTTATTCCATCGTTTCCAGCAACAATTGCGTTGGCATTTGATTTCAACCACGGGAAGATAATTCCACCCATGTCTCCACCAGTTGCTGTTTGTCTGTCTGCCATTGCAAGCTGAACATTTTTGCCAGCGTGTTCTATTGCTGCATCTTTAAAAACAGGTTTTCCAATCAGTTCTGGATCAAATTTAAACGATACAGGTTTATTTTCGTGTTGATAAAATACAACTTCTGCTGGTCTTGTATAATCAAACAAATCTTTTTCAACTTCCTCTATTATCGGAATTCGTTGCGACAACAATGGAAGTGCTTCATCTGGGCGAATTGGTCTGGTTAGCGCAACTCTGCCATCTGTTCCGCTTGCTAACGCTTGATCCAAATAACTGTAATCATATCCAGTTTGAGTTTTGCCAACTGGACGCTCTGGCATAAATTGCAATTGACCACCTTTGACTTTGCCTGCCATTTCTGGAGTGATGTTGACGCGCCAGATTGGTGTTGGTTTTAAATTTAATTCTTGTTCTGCTTCTTCTATAAAACGATTTCTGTCTCTTCCAGTTAACCATTCCAAAGACTCTTCATCTGGAAGTATTCCGTTTTCGCGAGCTAATTCTTCGGCTTTTTTTTCTATATTTTCTTGTGTTGATTTTGCAATTTCAGACTTCTCAACCTTGCCACCCATCTTGGCAACATACTTGCCAATTTCTTTAGGCAGGATTTGATCGTAAAAACCTTTCATGCCTTCGCCGCCTACTTTTAGGTCAAGACCAGCAAGGGAACGGAATTCAATTCCATCATCATTTTCTTTCTTCTTGCCTTTGTTGGATTGCATTTTTTCAGCAATTTCTTTTCCAAATGTTGCTTCTACTTCAGGAATTTCCATTCCTTCTTTTGAAAATACTTCTGATTTTCCTTTGATTGCAGAAGCTGAAAAAAGACCATCTTCGTCTACAGAATAATCAATGCGATCAATCTGCTTACTCAAATCATAGCGTTCAGCCTGCGTATCTCCAGTAGTCCAACCGATCCATTCTTTTCCAGAATCTACTGCATCACGCAATGCGCGTTTGAAGAGTTGAACAGACCAATCTTTGCGGAATGGTGCGTCTGGAACCTGCATTTTTGCGCCAGATAAACCTGCGTTCATTCGTGCCGCCTGAATCGCATCTACTTCTGTTTCTTTACTTCCAAGTGAATTGCCTTTAGGATCAAAAACAAGAAAACCTTTTATTGGGCTTTTTTCAATTTTATAGCCATTAGGTATTTCTAATTTATCTCCTATATATCCAACATCCCTTCCCGCCTGATGCCTGTCAGACTGCAATTCCTCGATGAATAATCCATCGTTGCCTTCAGCGTCAGTGCGTTCGTTAAGACGCATATGCGCTACATAGTTCGGAACATCAGGGAAATGGGAAGAGGTGTATTGTTCAGAACCCTTCCCGACAACTGAATATCCTTTATTTTCTGGATATTGATATTTCAAATCAGATATTTGTTTGCCAGTTGGAGTTATTTCATTGTCTTCCCAAACAACTTTTCCATCTTTTAAAATTTGAACTCCTTTTTGAGATGGCATCGCCATCACAACTTCACGATAGTTTTCACCACTGGGAAGTTGGTATTGTCCAAATTTAGGTTTTAAATATGTATTTAATTCATCTTGCAATTCTTCTGGCAAATTTTCAAATTCAATAAATTTACCCTTGTAATTCTGAATCATTGTTGAATCATATTTATCATTAATAATTAATTCGTATTTTTTAGCTATTTCTTTAGCTTTATCTAATCCAGATGTGACCTCTTTAAACTTAACAGCACCTTCATTGCGAAGATACTCCATAACCTTGTCTTTTGGAACTTTGCCTTGGTTCTCTGCTGCAAGACGATCAATTTCACCAAGCACTCCAGACCATTTTAGTTCTTCTGCTTTGACATTCTGTGGATTGCTAACAATAGCCTTGATTTGATCTGGTGATGCAAATTTACCTTGCACCTTCTGATCGATTGTTTGTTGCAATCCAGAATAGAATCCACGCTCTGAAGTTGGGAAACGTTCTGCTGGTCGCTCTGGCATGAATGCAAAATTAGCCTTGTCTCCATACACAGGATTTTTAACAAAAACAGTATTGCCAACAGATATTGCCTCATCTCCAGATAGCACTGGTTCATCGTTGCGCTTGTCGTAGAAATAAGAATGCTCCCGTGGATTATATCCAACAGGTGTCCATTCATTGATGTCTTCTGGAATTTCTCTTGAAGAGTTAAATTGACCTTCAACTGTTGCAACTGGGAATTTATTTGCTTCTCCAGATTTTATTTTTTTAGCACCAACTTCGTTAGAGAAGAAAACAGGATTATCTACTTTTGCAATTGTGTCATATCCAATTCTTTCTCCAACTTGTCCTTTTTCTCCACCTTTTTTCTTTTCGTGGACAGTTACTACATATACTCCTTTTGATGTAAATGCAGGAATATCAATTCTTATTCCAACAGGATAACCATCGTCTAAATCTCGATGCGCTCCAAAATACTGACGTTTGTTTGAGCTTAATGCTTCAACTGCGTCTTTTTCCAATGCAGGATTTGCAAATCTTATATTTTCATCAATTTGTCGTATTTCCTGCGTTGGAGCTTCACCTTCCATGCGTTCTGGCATGAAGTTGATTTTTGCGAATCCGTAGTTTACTGGTAACTTGGTAGCGTTTTCGTTTGCAAGCAATTCCGCAATGTGATCAACGCGAATTGACATAATCGTGTGGTTAAGATCTTTCCCGCGAGGATCACCTTTTCTGCGAGGGACAGTTGTTCTGTCAACATTGGTGTATTCCGTTGCGGCATCATAAAGGCTCAAAAGATCATTTAAGATATTTTTTTTCTGCAATGCAATTTGAGGATCGGCATCAAGTCCAGTTTCGCCCGGTTTGCCTTGTTGCCAGTTATTCAAATACTTTGAGAAATCATCAAATGTGCGCTCAAGGTTGTTGTCCCAAAAACGCAAACGCCCCGGCATACGCTCGTTCCACAAACGCATTTTATTAAATATGCGACCAACGGAAATTGTGGTTACAAGGAAATTGCCTTTGCTTGATAAATGCATTCCGATTGGCACAAGATCATACATCTTTGGCGAGAATGCTTGATACTTGCCCTTGTCGTTCATTACCGCTGCATAATCCACGATGAACCTTGTTCCGTCTCCACGAACAATAGCATCATTAACTTTCAGCATATTCTCCTTGAGCGTTTTTGGAACAAGACTCTCTGGCATATCCTTGATTGCTTGAATCTGAAGCGGAGTGAATGTGCCTCGATATGTTTCAGACCCTTCCTTAACTGGTTCAAATCGATTAGGTGTCCCGTAATCATCAGTATCCAATGCTTCTGTAATCAGTTTTTTGCGGTCTGCATCAGCTTTTTTAGCTTCATTTCCTTCATACATGACAGGGGTTACCCCATCTGGTTGCATCACCAAATCACGCGCCACAACAAGCGTTCCACCATCTGGAACCTGCATTCCTTGCGCTTCAACTGGAATGTCGCCATATCCAGATAGCTTTTTAAATCCAACATCTGTGCTTTGGAATGTTCCTTCCCGTGGATTTGGCGTTGTAACTGGCATTGATTCGCCAATTTGATTGCCGTCCTTGTCGAATATCTTGACTTTAAATTCAGATTTGAAAAGCGGAGAGTCTTTGCCAAACCGATTAAGCAAAGCAGAATTCTTCATCATCTGTGCCTTGCTGATAGCAGGCATATCAGCTTCTTGCGCTGGAGGCGAAATCTCAGCGTTTAAAGCAACGATCTGGCGCATTGCATCTCTTGCTGCCGCCATCGCTTCTGGAGGGAATTCTGCGCGTGTATTAGCGGCAGTAACAATGTCTCCACGCCCACCAAATCCATAGAAACGATCAATGGCACGATCCAACAGGTTTTTCTTTGCCTTGATCCTTGCACGATCCCACATGGCAAGCGTAGCGGAATCCAAGTCTTTTTCAAGGTGTCTGCTCGATACTTCTCCAAGCAAATCTGCCATCAGTTCGCTTTTCATGTAGTTCGCTACTTTGTTTTCATCCAACTGGCCACGGGATTCATCCCAAAGTTTATTCAGTTTAGTGAAAGCTTCTTTGCCTTGAGGGTCTAAATGACGAAGGTATCCATCATTAAAAAGTTCAACGAGTTTTGCCTTAGAAAAAAGACCCGAAGTTGTTGCTTTGATGTTTCCAGCGGCATCGCGGATTTCGTTTTGGAAAAGCATTGAACGCACTGGAGCCAATGCTTCTTGAAACTCTGGCACAAGATCACGAAAATGAGCGTCCTCGTGACGCAATGCTTCAGTGGGTGATTCACCAAACAACTTGATGCGTTCACGGATTGAATCTGCATTGATAACAATTGATGGTTTTCTACGATCAAATGCAATCTCTTGTTGTGCGGGATTTGAGTAAAATCCAGCTTGGCTTGCCATCTGTGCAAGATCAGCGTCTGGAACATTGTTGTTTACTGGATCATTGCGCAACTTTTGATAGATTTGATCAGTTGTAAGAATATGATATCCAACATTATTTTGACCAGTTCTCAAAACGCCATTGGTGCTATCCTGCAAGTTTGCGTAAGTCTTCAAAAACTCCCTGCCAAACTCATTTCGCGTTTGCACATTGGCGCGTTTAACGTGATCAAGTGCCATCTTGTTTGCCTCAACCATTGATTGAGCAAGTTTGATTTTTTGGGCATCTTCTCCTGATCCTTTGTAAGATGCCATTAGGTTGGCAAGGTCAGATTCACTTTCAGCAAGTTTTGTTTGTCTTGCAGAAATGGCATTATCGAAGTCAGAAATTTGATCCAAATTTGCTTGGGTTTCTGGATCGGATTCTTGGTAACGACGATGAATTCTGGAGTCATCTGAAATGCGTTCGCGTTGAGCAATGATAGGATCACCACCCATCATCTTTCCCTTAATGTGTTGCAATGCTCGTCCTCCAAGTGTGATTGCAAGCCCGTCTGCAAGCATCTGCTTCATCTCCTCTGGATCAGCGGATTCTAACGCTCCAGTGGCGAGAGCAAGCGTTGTTCCGTGGATTCCTGACCTTGCATACTCAACGGAGTTTGAAAGAATGTTGTCAATCGTCTTGCCTCCACGGGATAGGATTTTTGCTTTGAGTGCCGAGCCTTCCGCAGTCTTGCCAAGAGTCTCAAATGTTTTTCCAAGTGGTGCAACTTTGCGAGCTTCTGCAACCTCACGCACAAATGTTGGAATTTGCAATCCAAGCTTTGTTCCCTTGAACAAACTTCTTGCTGCCGTTCCACCCAATGCACCTGTCAAAATACCAGTCACTGGCGATTCTCCAGAAACTGAATATCCAGCAAGCCCACCCAATATAGGAGGTGCAACTTTTCCGAGGATTCCAGTTGCTTTCTCTGTGATTGGCTTGAACCTCTGCATTACCTCTTCAACCTTTGCTGCACCACGCGCAACGGATTCCGCTCGCTGAGTGCGTTTCTGCATCATCTCCGCAAATCGTGTTTTTTGTAGTGTCTGTGCAGCTTTGTTGATCTCCGCAATTTCATCAGCGGATTTACCAATGTATTTTAACCCTTGAGCAATCGCTTTTGTTCCTTTGAACCCAATACTAACAGCACCCATTGTTCCCATGCCAACCTCGCCGGGAAGCAAAAACTCGCCAGCGGTTCTTACACGAATATTTTCTTCTGGCAATTCAGACTCCATCTCAGAAGTCAACTGATCAACTTGTTGACGCGCCATCGCATCCTGCTGCGATCTTGCTTCCTCAACAGAGACATTGGTTCGTTTAGCCAGTTCTTCTGGCGATTCCATTTGTGTTTTTGCAATGTATGAAAGTGCGTCTTTAGCAAGTGGGCTATCAAGCAACCTACCATAAATAGTCGGATGTTCACGGAAGTATTCAGCTTGCGCTTGAGATACCAATCTGCGTCCCTTCCAATTCTCAAATCGATCTTCTGGACTGACCAAACCAAGTTTTTCACCAGCGGCATCTGCCCATCCGAAACCACCCTCTTTTGCTTTTTCAGTTGCCCACAATACGTTTTCTGGAATCTCAAATGCTGGAGACATGAAAGAATAAAATGAACTTTTAGCTCTCTTTAAATTCTTATCAAATTCCTCATCGCTAACCTGCATATCGCTGGCTTTAACGACATCCCTGCCAAATTCAGCAGCACCAAGACCAACTTTTACACCCAATTTAGAAACATTCTTAACAACGTCAAACGCATCTCCACCGAGGTTATACCAATCTTCCCAAGACGTTGGAGCGGATGGCATCTTTGACTTTTCAACTTCAAATATGCGCCTTGCTTGAGCGTCATCAAGAGGAATGTCTTTGCGGGCTTGAGCTACTTTGTATTGATCTTCATCACCCAACGCGTTAAAGAATTCTTTATCGCTTTCGTCTATTTCTCCCGCTCGTTTGCTTGATACTAAACCAAGAAAAATATCAGCATTTGATTTTTGTGCTGGTGCAGCAGGTTCTAAAAACTTTTCAGCAGATACAAAAAAATCTTCAGTAGGTTCGGTTGGTGTTTGTTGAAGTTCTGTCTCAACTTCTTGCTCAACTTCTTGAAGAACGCTTTTTGGCTTTTCTTCTTTTGGTTGTTGAAATAATTCTAATTCTACTTCCGCATTGATTTCATCAAGAATGCTTGCCATGTTATTTATTATTGATCCCAAGATTCAATTGATTCTTCATATTTAGGCATTTGCCTTGGAACTGCTGGTTGGAATACAGGTTTAGTAACTGTTGGTTTTACCGCTTGTGGTTGCTGTGCTTTTTTCTCTTGAAGAATTATTTCTTTAAGCTGATTTTTCATTGCTTGATATTCTGGGGTTCCTTTTTTATCTGCCATTGCATCAAGTTGAGCCACCAATGATTGTTTTTGATCTTGTTGCACTGCTTCTTTCGGAACCTCAATCTCAAACGGCATTGCAATTAAATCTGGATCAATTCCAGTTTTTTCAGTTAGTTTTCTGAATTTTTTAATTGGCCCCTCGTTGGCTTTTTCCATTTGAATTCTGGCAAGTTCTTTTGTAAGTAACCGCATTTTTTCACGATCTTCTGGAGGCAATTTATCTCCAGCTGTAAATTTTTTCGCAATAAATGTAGGATTATATTTACTAATAAATGCTTGAGCGGATTGTATAAGTGCAACGTCACCTTCTCTAACAGCAACGCCGGGATCGATTAATCTTTGGAACGCATTAATTGCTGCGATGTCTGAAAAACCATCTTCTTTTGAAAGAGAAGTAAAAATAATATCCCTTGAATCTCTTGATTCTAATGCTTTTGAATACGTTTTATCAGATTCAAGTTTTCCAATTTGAGACATCAAAATAGCATTTTGCTCTTTTGACATTTCTGGAGCAGTCAAAGCAGATTTTTCTTCAGCTATTTCTTTTTGAGATTTTGGTTTCCTTGGCAATACAAGGAAGTGCGGAACACCTCGAATCATTTGAACATTTTTAGGATCGATTTCAGCTTTTTGCCATCCAGAAATTTCTCTTCCAGCTTCAGCTTCAGCTTGCGCTATTGGTCGCCATCCCGGTTGTTGAGGTTGTTCTTTAACAGCTTTTGGAGGTTGAATTCCAGAAAGTGTTTGGCGAAGTTCTTTCCTTGTATCAAGAGTTTCTTGAGCTTGCTCTGGAGAAATTGCAGTTACTTTAAGACCTTCAAGAGACATTATTGGTGCTGCTTGAATTGGCGCAACTGCTCCTCCTTCAGTGCCAGCAGTAAGGTATTCTGGAGACAATCCCTCCAATTGTTTTGCCTGTTCTGCAATTTGACCTTGCATTTGCTCTGCTGGAGTTAATGAACTGAATAAACTTGTTCCATCAACAGATGTTTCAGAAAGTGGTGTTTCAAGATCAGGAAGTTCTTCATCAATTGGAACATTTTCGGTAACTGGTTCTTCGGTTGTTTCTCCATCCATGTAAACTGGATAGTTTGCTCCCAATGAACCTTCTAATCTTTTTTTAGTATCCTTATCAAGCTTGTAATCATACAAAGCTTTTTGCCTTGTCAAAGTGTCATCGTAACCACTTGCTTTAATATTAGCCACTTGAATTTCATGCGCTCTTTCAGTGGTTTTTTCTTCCTTTGCCTGCTCTGACTTGTATTTGGCAGTAATGCCTTCTGTAATGCCTCCTACAGCGGCAAGGATACCTTTTGAAAAACCTTCAGATACAAGTTCTGGACGTGAAGATGGAATTTCAGCGTAAGTTAGTGGACGTGTTTCAAATTGTGCGCGACGAGTTACATCAAGCGGTTGCAACCCTTGCAATGCGCCAAGATTTGCGAACTGAGGTTGGAATTTGTAGCCCTCGCCAGAATATGAAATTGCCATAATTAAACACCACCAAATTTAAGGTCAGATGAGGATGGAAGTGAAAACATATTTGCTTTTTTTGCCGCCGCTCCAGAACCTTGATTCACAAGATTTGAAAGTGCAGGGTTCACTGTTGTTGCAGGAATGTTAGATGTGGTAGTTGGAAGCATTCCAGAAACCGCGCCAAGATTAGCAAGTGCTTCTTCGCGGGAACGATTAAAATCAAATCCACCACCAGTTGCCTGCTGTCCAGCAATAGCTTGTGCTTGTTGCGCTGCAAGGAGCGCATTTGCATCACGAATTGATTGCATTGATCCTGCTGTGGCTAATTGTTGCTGTGCGGCTTGCTCTGATTGTTGTTCACGTTGAGTGCCAGCAGTCATCTGCGATTGTATCAAAGCTTGTCTTTGAGCTTCTTCTGCGGCTTTAGCTTGAGCCGCTTGTTGCGCTTGCATTTGAGCCAAAAAGTCTAAAGTTGGATCACTTGGAGTTCCACCGCCGCCTTTGCCTTTACTATTAGTTTTTGTTCCAAAAATAGCTTGCCTTCCATAATGCCCTAATGGATTCCAAATTCTTTCGGATGATTTTTTTGAAACTTTTAATGCTCCACCCATATTATGCTCCTCCGAAAGTTAAACCACCAACTGATGGGGCTTGAAACATATTTGCGCGTTGTTGTGTTCCACCTGCACCAATATTTGCAGCTTGAGAAACAGCAGAACCCATTCCTTGTTGAACTGGAGTTGCTGCGGTTCCTGCCCCCATTTGTTGCAAAGATGATTGACGAGCAGCACCAACATCCATTCCCGCTCCCATACCATATGATTTTTGATTTGAAAGCGCAGCTTGATCTTGCGCTTGTTGACCAACATTCATATTGTTAAGTGATTGCATTGCAGCTTGTTGACCCTGTTGTTGCAATTGCTGTCCAGATTGTTGTTGCGCTTGAATTTGCGCTTGACGTTGACGTTCAGCATCGGCGGCAGCTTGAGCGGCTTGTTGTTGTTGCTGTTGAGCCATAAACATAATCATTGGATCAACTCCAGATGGTTGCTGTTGCTGTTGCTGTTGTTTTGGTTGTGATCGACTTCCACCCATAAATTAAAAGATTTGATTGTTGGTTAGCATTAAATTTAACTTTGTTCAAGAACTTTTTTACGAGCTTCTTTGCACAATTCACTTCCGGGTTCAAATTGTCTGCAAGAATTTGGTCTGTCATTGTAAACCTTACAACAAACAGATTTCCCAACTTTTCCATCAAGTGCTATGCACCTGTTATCAATTGTTTTCATTAACGGATAATCAGTTCTTACCATTTCTTTCGGAATATTTACAGCATCTAACCTGCTACGAAGTAAAACTGGCCATGACCATTTGAAAGCGCAACAAGCACCGCAAGATTTGCAGTCAAATTCATTTATTTGTTCCATGTTACAGGTCGGAATCCAAGGTCTTCACTTACCAAATCTTCGTATGGAGCAAGGTGAGAAATGTTAGATATTTTTGCTTTTAACTTTGGACAATTAACATACTTTCCTTCGTGCCGATTTACGCAGTTAAAACAAATGGGATAAAAGTCAGCATTCAATGATTTGTCAGGATTGTTCTTCCATTTGTAATAATCTTTCACATATCTTGTAGGGTCAGGTTGAACCCCGCTATCTTCCAAGTATTGAAAAATATCATCATCTGTCCAATCGCGCATTGGATACAATGACATTGGCGAATCGTCTGCATACCGAATGTCAACAGCAAGTGGCACATGACCTTTAATCAAATCTGTGTCGCTATATTTCGTTCCAATATACACTGCCCCCCAAGGCCAATTAAAAGTCCCTGTAGGACGCTGTAGAACGTCTGTTACGCCACACAGGAATTCTTCATTTTCTTTTGGACGCTCAGTTCCGAGTGAAAGACAAACCGCAGTTTGTTTACCCCATTGGTAGTATTTAATAAAATCAAATCGCAACTCTCCAGTTTCAACGTCAGGCCCATCAGCAATTGCTATTTTACTCGGAGCATAATCGTAAACTTCAAGTTTCCATTCTTTGATTAATTTGTCGGAATACGCATATCTCTCGCGCAATTTTGGTTCTCGGTATTGAATAACTGGCAAATCAATTCCCGCCCCAAACTTAATCAAATGAAGCAATGCCGTGGAATCTTTACCTCCACTCCACAAAACTACTGCCCTTGGCCATCTTTTGTTCCACTCTTTGATTTTATGTATTGTTGTATCTATTAGTTGTTTCATTAAATAATAATTGCACCCATTAATACCGCTCCAGCAACAGCACCTCCAGTGCCTATCATTTGTCCTTGTTGCGCGTTTGCACTGGCAGCATTTTGTTGAGCGTTTTGAAGCATCATTTGTTCGTAGTTACGTTTGCTTTCTTGCTCCGATTGTGAAATTTTTTGAAGTTGCCCAATATTAGAATTAATCCAATCGGTTGTTGATTGTCCTAATTGTTGTGCGCCCTGCATTACATTGCCTTGATATTGTTGCATTGAAGCAAGGTTTTGTGCTTTTGCAGCTTGTTCAGCGGCAATAATAGAAGCTGGATCAAGCCCTCCAATTGGAGCGGGAGTTTGAGCTAAATACCCTTGCTGTATAGCCAAATTTTGCAATCTTGCCTGCCTGCCTGCCTCTGTAGCCTGATCAAATACAGCAGAACGCCCAATAAGACTATCGGTTCCAAGTCCAGATGTTAAACCTTTCTTGACAGACCAATTATTCATCCATTCTTTTGTAGCATCAAGATTTGTAGCTTCTGCAACTTTAGAACCAAGTTCTTCGCGCATTTTAGCTATTTCTGGATTTGTCAATCGCTCAAATTCTTTCGAGCGTTGAAGGTTGTCCATTCCAAATTCAGCGGCTTGTTGCGATGTTTTTGTCGCATCAAAACTTTGCATGATTGGAGCTTGAGATGCGTAAGATTTAAGCAACTCAGCTTGATTTTGAAGCATTGCAAGTTGTCCTTGCGATCCAATTTGCAAACCTCCATAACTCGCTCTGTAATCTGGTTTAGGATATGCCATATTAATATTTAAATTTGCCCGCTAATTGGAGCATAATACTGTCCTCCAGTTGCAGATGTTTTAGGGACATATTGTTGACCTCCATATCCACCAATTCCTCCAGCACCTTTTGCTGCCATTGATCCATATCCCTGTGCTGCACTGCTGGCAACATTTCCAGCGGCTTGAACATATGCTCCAGTCATTGCACGATCTGAAGCAAGATTCTGCGCTTGTTGACCCAATAACGCTCCCTGATAGTTCAATTTATTTTGTTGTCCAGTTTGTTGTATATTTTGAAAGTTTGCCATTTGATTGGCCATTTGATCAGCTACAGATTGATTGTAACCACCAATATTTCCATACATGGAATTTTGCCAATTTTGCATAGCTTGCAAATTTGCTGCTTTTGCTGCTTCTTGCGCTGAAACTGAAGTTGATGGATCAATTCCTCCCATCGGAGCTTGCATTTGACGAAGAATCTCTTGTTGCAGTGCAAGATTTTGTTGGTCGTAATTTGCTTTAGCTTTTAATGCGGCATCATAAGTTGCAGCTTGTCCAATCGTAGAATCTGCAAGACCAGTTGTGTAATTTGCAATAAGCCCTTGATTTTTAGCCCACTCGTTCATGTAACGGGTTGCATTCTCCATACTTGAAAGACGAGCAAGTTCAGCACCTTGCGCTTGACGCATTTGTGCCGCTTCTGGAGATACCATTTGCTCCATTTCCCTTGAACGCTGAAGATTAGCCATTCCCAATTCCCCAAGCCTTTTAGATTCTTGAAGCGGATCGTATTCTTGTTGTGCTGGGGCCATTTTAGCGTAGGCATCAAGCATTTTTGCTTGTGAAGCTTGTTGTTGCGCTTGCGCCTGCATCATTGCCATCTGAATAGCCAAATCGCGTGTTTGATCTGGCTTAGTCAGATATTTTTTTGCATCAACTTTTTTTGATCCTCCCATAATTAAAAATTAGTCATAGAGTAAACTTCTCTATCCATTTTAGTCAAACCTATTTTTTTCATAACTTCATTGCTAAAGTTAGGTCGATCATTGATTAGCGGAACTCCAATGAATCCCGGTTGTCCAGAAAGTTGAGCGTGAGCTTTCCAATCACTCATTACTTGGATCACATCTTGCGGTCTTGTGTGTTGTGGGTGAAAGGCAGGATAGACGACAGGAAGAAATACATGATCAGAATATCCAAATAACTTGCCGTTAGAATAATGCGCGTAAACATTAACATTGGGATGTTCGATAATTTCATGGTCAAATTCTTGAGCGAAATCTTGCAATTCATAGAATTCGTTTGTTCCGTGTCTTGCCAATTTGTATTCAATTCGTGTTTTCATATTTATTAATTTGTTCCAACAATAACCTCGTTTCCACTTAGTTCAGTCGGTATGTATCCTTTGAATCTTTCTGCCTGTTGCTGAATAACTTTATTTCGCGTGGCAAAATTCCCACAAACAACGCAAGGAAGACAATTTTCAGCATCGATTGGAATTGGAACAGAAGAATAAAGTGGAACAACTGGATCATCTCCGAATGGCGATACAAATCGGTTTGGAAAATTGGTAACTTTTACGGAAGCGTCAATTATCGATGGCATATTAGCAAGGATTTTGTATTCGATATTGTTGTGCTGCTGCGTTTGCAGCTTGTTGAGCTAAAATTCCAGCTTGTTCTTCGGCATGGGTAAAAGAAACGCTTGACAGAAACGATGCTGCTGCCGTTGCAGAGATAGAAGACAATGAAGGACAAGTTAGAGTCACAGTGCGATAAACTTTAGCATACCAAGATTGTTGATCTGTTTTAGGAAGCTCATATGGACTTGGAAGCAGTTCAAGAGTCAAAGTTGATCCATCTTGCGCCAACAAGCAAGATTTAGTTTCGTCAGATTGTGGAACACCTGTGGAACGCTCGCTCCATGGGTCTTGAAACATCCTGATAGTCTCAACACCAAATTCTCCGCACCATTCAACCAACATTGAGAATCCCTTGTCAATATCAGTAGTAAGATATGATTCGCAAGTTTCCGCAGTTGCGTTTCGAGATGCGGATTCAGTGATCAGACGACGATATTGAGAATTCAAAAATCCAAACTTTTCAATCTCTGTTGCAAATGGTGTATCCTGCCATTGGTAATCTTCTGTTACTGCCAAAATGCGCGTGTCAAGAATATTTTGATATTGTCCTTTACTGCCGCGATACGATGCCTTGATATCTACAGTGCCTCCAATTTCGCAACACTCCAGTTCTGCGTAGACAAACTGCTTGTAGTCCATCCCATCACCCAAAAGACCAGTTTCTACTTGCGAGTAAATTCGATTGAATAAATCGGTTGTTGAACCATCGGCATTGATACTCAAATAAGAATCAACCTTATTTGGCATGAATGATTCCCAAAGTGAAATATATGAACCGTCATTTGTCGCGGAATAATCAACGCTGAAATGAAAACAACGAGGTTGACCATTTACCACTCCTGTTGTCCACTCAACTGGACGTGTTCCAGTCCACACGCCACACCATGCAGGAATGCGCTGAGAGCCGTTTTCAGCGGCAATTGCCCAATCCATAACCATTGTGGCTGAATTTAGCGGTTCAAGGTATGGGATGGAATACATCAAATAGTTTTCAAACGATGCCGCACAAATGCCAGTTTGATTTCCTGCCATGTATGCTTTTGCTCGCACCATTTCAACGTCTTTGTAAAGCACCTGAGATGACAAATAAGCGTTTCCAGCAACGTCAGCAGAAACCAATCCACCTTGCGAAAACCACCACATTTGACCTGCTTGAAATGCAATTGATTTGCCAGCAATGCAACCAACATTTGGGAAAAGAATGGTTTGAAAATTAGCAGTAGTTGTCCATGTGGTTCTGTCGTAAATTCCGCTTGCAAGAGCGTATGTTTCCCTGTCTGTAAAAACATACAATTTTTGATCGTTGTTTTGACCAACATAGTTTACCAATGCCGTTACTGGTCGAGTAAAAGAAAAGTCTCCACGCCCCGATCCTGTTGTGCGCTCCTGCCAACTTGTAGGATCACCAAGATCAGATGCAAGCACGATGTTTTTATTTGCAACCCAAAGTCGATTGCCAGAATACGCCATCCAAAATCCAATTGGAATTTCTGCGTCTTGAACACCAGCGGTATTTGATCCGTCCCAATACGCCGGAGAATTTACGCCATCTTGAATAAACAATACACGATGCGATGGTGTTATAGAAACATCACCGCCAGTTGAAATGTTTGCTGATTTGGTTGCCAGCGTAAAACAAAATTGTGAAACATTTGGATCAAGCGAAACATTTGTTAGTTGGAATGGTTTCCAATCTTTTGGTTGCGTAAGTGGGAATGGACTCCAATACACCTTTCCGTTTACAGCAAAAACAATGTATGGCAACTCGTCTTCCTCAACACCCTCGCCATTTGTTCCGTAAATTTGCGTTGAAGTTGTTGCATCTGCTGCTTTGAATTGTTTATTTGCAAGAAAAAGTATGCCACCTTGGAAGTTTCCCGGAGGCAATGAAAGCCGCATTGATTGTCCGGGTCTTGTTTGTGCAATGCCACCTCTAAATTGCGAGTTGACTGCCCACTTAACTTGATTCTCTGGCAATGCCCACGGATTACGGACGGAATTTATGCCCTGCGTCCATCCAGCAGTTGTTTTTACCTGCCTTCCTTGTGTGATTTGTTCGGATTTCATGTGTTACCACATTACAGGATCAGCACCATCTCCTTCAGCATAGCAAATAGAATTTATCTGCGGTGGAGACATAGCGTGACCATCAATTGATTCTTGTTGGTTTTTAAGGTATCCAAATGAAATTTGCCAATAGCGCATCGCTTGATCCGCAAAATCTTTGTCTTCCAAATCAACTGCATGAACAGCGGCAATAATTGCGCGTTCTTGTTCAAGCGGAATATAATCATAGACGCTTGTAATGCTTGGATTGGTAACCTTGTAAATAATCCTTGCCCACGCGCAAGGTTTTCCAATGCGAATTCTCCGATAGCTTGGATTAACTTCTGTTGGATGATACTGCCCAATCAACGTCATGTCATTGTTGCGTCCGTAATCCCAAGCATATAGAGAAACAAAACCATCTGTTAGCGGTTTCTCAATATGAGCAACATTTTTAACAAAGATTGGATCGGAAATTGCATCAACGTAGAATGTAGATGACACAGAATTACCAGTCGTTGTGTATGTTTTGCGTCCAGTTGTGGATGTCAAGTCACGCGCATGAGAAAGCGTGTCGTAAAGCTCGAAAGAGTTATTATCAATACGACGAACATAGTAATTTGTGTTTGGAAGCAATCCAGTTGGCAAGGTGTCACCTTCTTTTGCGCGAGTTACAAGCAATGCTCCCGTCTCGTAAAGCGATGAATCAGCAACAATGTTGTTGGATGGTTGCACTGTAACATCGCGGATAATATCAAGGCTCAACTGACCACTTCCGGTGCTTGTCAATACAACGGGAGTAATTCCGCTATATGCACGGATAGAATCACCAATAATTTTGATCGTGTAATCTGTTCCAGCAATCAATGGAATCGGCAAGGTTCCAGATGTGCTAAATCGAACAACTTCATCTTCAGTTAAAAATGCAGTATTTACTGGTTTGATCAAATTTGAATCAACTGAAGGAGAAACTTGTGTGCGAATTGCATAGTATGTTTGTCCTGTTCCAAATGAATCAATGTTAACAAGTGTTGTTAATCCAACGTTTGCGTATACTTTTGCAAGAGTATTTGATGCTACATTCAAATAAAACGGAGTTACGCTATTGTCAATTGAAGGAGAAGTTGTTGGAAGAATATAATCTGTTCCAAAATAAATTTTCTGACCATTTACAAGTGTTGTAAAATCTCCAAGCCAGTTATTTGTAAAATCAATGCCAAATGAACGTGATAAAACAACATAAAACGTTCCAGTTCCTCCAGATGTAATATTTACATCACTGAAATCTGTGTTTTGAACAGTAAATGTTTTATTAATTACATCTGGCGATTCTGCTCTATATGCTGTTCCTGATGTTAATGGTGATGGTAAAACGCCAGTTGAAGAAAAGTTTACAAATACACCAGTAGATGGAGCTATTGCAACATCTGGAGTTGTAGTATATCCACTTCCAGAAGTAATTACATTTAAACTGGTAACAACTCCAGAATTAACGTTTGCAGTTGCGGTTGCCCCATTTCCAGAACCACCTGTTATTTTAACTTGAGGGGTTTCTGTATATCCAGAACCTCCATTATTAACAACTCCTTTTGATACAAATGATGTGGTTATTGTTGCTGTTGCTGTTGCTTGTGATCCAGAAATTTTTTGAGATGTTATATTGTCACTTGTATCTACTGGTTGACCAGCAACTCCGCAATTATATCTAAATGTCCAAGGAGATACTGTAGAAACATTTGTGATTGTAAATATTCCATTATACGCAGGGACGATTGATCCACTTATGTTAATTTTATTATTATTTGCATATGATGGATTTTCTGAAACTGTTGCTTGAACTGTTGTGCCAGATATTGTTGTTAAATCTGTTATTGTAAAAATTTGCTGACTTGGTTCTGATATTGTTATTGTTGGCGCAGATGAATATCCAAACCCCGGATCAGTAATTACAACATTTATAACTTTATTATTTATTGTATCTCTAATTGCATATCCAGTTGCAGTTTTAGCTTTTCCTTCAAGTGGCCCATCAACTAAATCATTTGGATTAGGTGCTGAAAATATAATATCTGGATCGGAAACATATTCACTACCTTGAGATACAATACGAGTAGATGTTACTGATCCAACAGTAATTAAAGAGCAACTTGCACCTCCTCCAGATGGTGTTGATATATTTAATCCTGTTGCCGTAATTTGATTTTCTTTTCCTGCCACAGCCGTTGCTTGTAGCAATTTTACAAGAGAATTTGTTCCTGCTCCAGCAGTAGTGATTTTAATCGGATTTACAAAATTTGTAGGAGTTGACGCAATGGCATCAGCTTGATTTTCGTGAAGAGAAACTGAAGTGTCATTAATTACATTTACAAAATAATTTTGATTTTCAATTAAAGGTTGGGGCAATGTTCCACCATTAGTTGTGGCTTGAACTTGATCTCCGTCATTAAAATAATGCCTTACATTAAAAACAAACTTTGTTTCTGGAACAATTGCCTTCCGAATATCAATGTCAATTGGCGACATTGCACCAGTTGTGTAAATTGGATTGCTATTACTCTTCGCATCAGAAAGTGAACTAAAGATGTTCAAATGCGTCGAATCTATCGGTTGTGCAAAGTATGTTTTCTTTTGTTCTAATGGCGCAGGAAGCGGCAACGTAGGAAAAACAACCTCGTTAGGCGAGTCAATTGCAAACGATGGAGCGGATGCAAATTCCAGCGAAGTTACAACTTGAGCATTACGCTGATCGCGTAATTGCATTGAACCAAATCCAACGATACTTGAAAGAGCAATAGGATATTGCAGTGCTTCAGCATTCAGCGAGTCTCCAAACAATTGCACTGTAAATGCGTCAATTACTCCAACGTAATAAGTTTGACCATCGTTTAGTGGAACTGGAATTGTGCCTGTAAGCACCCTTGCAGACATTCCTTGACCAGAAGTCAAGCCATGCGGCGTTGTTGTCGTAAAGTCTGTGATAGGATCAATAGCAACGTCACGGGTTGCAATTGTTGCTCCATCTGGAGTAATAATTCCGTATTGAAAATCTTGCTGAGAGTGAATTGGAATCAAAAGACCATCAACGCCAGCACCATTCGGCATTTGCGAACGGAGAATGCGGTTGTTTTGATCGATTCCAAGAACGCGAAGTTTTTTTCCAACGTCATTATTGCTTTCGGCAACTGCAACAAGCTGAGAAGGCTGAATGATGTCTATTAATGTTGCTACATAGCCTCGGTCATCCCATGCCCACTCAACGGAATTATACATCCCGCCCTTGTTTACATGGTATTGAAATAGACGATTGCGGAAGTATGTTGGAGAACCATCAATGTTGACGGCAAGCGGAACATCGATTCCACGAGGAAGCGCAAGGCTACAACGATCCCATCCAGTGCAGACATCAACTTCCGCTGTGGTATGCGTCCAGTGTCCAGACTCCATCAGGGTCTGAACCGCTTGCTGAATTTTTCTGAATACCTTTTTGGTATCCGTTGTTCCTAAAATTTCAGCGCATTCATCGAAGATTTCCGATACAAACATGGCGCGAAATTATCGCATCGAGCCTTCTTGTGCAAGAGAATTAAGGAATGCCTCATCCTCGCTTGCAGAAGCTTCTGGAGGCATCATTTCTCCTTCTGGAGCAATTGCGCCACCTTTTTGAGCGTCAACCTCTGCCTTGAGCGATTCAAGGCCAGTGGCAAGCTGTGTAACGAGCGTGTAGATGGCATCAAATGCATCAGAGGGCATTTCCACCATTACTTGACCGCCAGCAGGAGCAGCCATGTCAGGAGTTGGTGCGGCCATTTCCCCCGGCATCGCGTCTGGTGTTGGTGTTGGTGCTTCGGTTGGAAGCGTGTTTTTTGGAGGCATAAAATTAATCTTCGTCTTCTTCGGTTTCGTTTTCTTCTTCGTTTTCTTCGGATTCGCCAGCGGCAGCTTTTAAACCCATTTCAATAGCGTCTTCAGTATCTTCTTTCTCTTCCATCTCTGGCATATCTTCGCAACATTCTGGTTTGATACCGCAAATTTGAAGCTCAACAGAATGACGTTTTTCATTTTTGCCATTGCGAGTAATATCTTCAGTTCGTTCCATTACTTTTTTGTAATGGATCACTGCCATGCCTTCTTTACCGAGTTTTTCAAGGCCTTTTACATTGTCAAAATAAAGCGAAGGATAATGATATTTTGGCGATTCATCAGATTCTTTGGAACCCATTGAGATTGTCATTCCACCAGACTTCAGTTCTTCTCCAAGATCAATAAAATCGGATTTTAGTTTAGCTTTTTTGTTAGCGTATGGCATATTTTAAAATGAATGAAATAATTAAAACAATTACAGAAGGAATTGTCAAGTCTGCAAAGAATGCTTTAAATGTCCAGTATTTCGGATTGAAACCACCAAACATACTCATGTCTTTTCTCAATTTGCTTGGAGATGCTTCGATGTTTCGATACTCAGCTTGAGCAATTTCCCTGCCAGCAAAGAAGAAGATTCCCGCAATAGCACCGATAAACGGATTCTTTGTCAAAGCATATCCGATGCCTTGGAGTGCAAGGCAGATTAGGATATGAGATATGTTGATGTAGTTTTTCAAAACGCTTTAATGTTTGCGCTCATGATTTAATTTTTATATGTAAATACTTTTAAATAGCTTGATCCATTGCGAACAGTTGTTGGTTCAAGTGATGATGCAGTATCCTGCGCCCATTGTAATTGAAGAGAACCATTTTCACCAGTTCCACATTCAATATATCCTGCAACCATTATTGCTTGCCTGCTTTCAGTAGAAGAATATCCAAATGAAATTGCACTTCCAGATGTTGTTACTTGACCTTGAACTACAATTGAACCAGTTGGATCAACTTTCAATCCGTTAATTGGCCCCCATCGTAGTATTGCTCCAGTTGGAACTGTAAATGCAAGTTTGATTTCTGAGGTTGTTCCTGCTGTAAATTCAATATTTGCAACAAAGTAATATGAATTAAATTGATATACTGGATAATATAAGTGGTTATCATCTACTAATGTAGTGCTATTAGTAACAACTTGATCAGTTGTTTTTTTAATATATTGCTCAACCGATTCAATTTGAGTTCCGGGTATATTAGGAGTAATCAAAGATGTTATATCTGTATTTACCCAGTTTAAAACTCTTACATTTATCGCTCCAGCATTAACAACAACCGCTGGGTTCATATTTGGAAGAACACTATTAATACAGGTAATTCCTTCTACATTTATTCCTTGTGTTTGAAGTTTTGCATTGTATCCGACATTTACTGCAAACACGCATTCAAGATACCTGTTATTTGTAAACCATTGATTTCTTCCTATACAATATATTCCACCGCCATTACTTCCCGTTGGAGGAAGTAATACCGATGCTCTTACTTCGTGATTTGTTCCATCCAAATATATTTGTGTATTAGAAAATCTTATTGCTGCATCAGATGCGTTTTGTGAAAACTCACAATTATCTACTATAATTCTAACCGCTGCATTTCCTTGTGTTTCTGATGGGTTTCCAACAGCAACACCATTTCCGAGGTTGAAATAAAACAAACAAGTGTCAATCGTCATACAACCACTTGTAAGTGCAAGGTTAATTCTTCCACTAAGCTGCCCTCTGTCTTGAACAAAACCATGTCCTCGGTTTGCATTAGCATAGCAAGATTGCATCACGCTTCCTTGGTTTGCAGGGCCAACCCAATAAAATGCGGTTCCGGGTTGATTTTGGACAGATACATTTTCGCAAACACAGGCTTGCATCCTTATCGTTGTGCTATCAAGAACATCTTCACATTCAAATTGAACACCAAACCCAGTTGGATTAGTAGCAGCAGCCCTTGATCCAGAAGATATAATAGCTATATTCTTGATATTGCTCAACCTTCTTGTGAATCTAATAACTGCACCAGTTGTATGAGTTGCTGATATAGTTGATACTCCTGCCGAGTCACCAATAATTGATGCTCCTATTTTATCACATAAAAGCGTTGCTGAAGTAAGGTAAGTTCCTTTTGGTAAAAATACTGTTCCACCATTTGCAACGGTAATGGCATCTTGAATAGCGGCAGTTGAATCAAATGTTTCATATCCAGATTCAGTAATAGAATGCGCCCCAAAATCCAATACATTGACTGCATCAGCAAAACGATTTTCTAATGTCCTTGCCGTAGTCGATCCTGTTGCAAGAACAGTAGCACTTGATGCGTTGCCAGAAAATGTTCCTGCGCCAGTTATGTTTCCAGTTATGTTTCCTACAACGTTTCCGACAATTGGACTACTAAATGTTTTAGCCCCTGTAATTGTTTGCGTTGTATCTGTTGTGCAAATATTTGTTTTAATTACATTTTGCGTCGCTTTAGTAATAGCCATAATATTTTATTTGGAAACCCAACCCGTGTTTGTTTCTATTCCTGATTCTTTGACCCAAAAAGTTGTTCCCGCTCCACCTTGTGTGTTTGTATAAATGCTTCCAATGTTTGCTGTAGTTATACCTTCTGGAGAACCAGAACCAACATACCATCCTGCAATGGTTGTGTTTATTTGAACAACAACAATAATCGACTGGTCAGGTGTTGGCGATGTTATTTCAATGGCATAACTTGGACTTGTTGAAATGGTATAATCAATTGTTGGGTTTTGAGTTATTCCATCAATGACTACAATGTAAGCTGATGGGTTTGCATTTGCAGCACCAATAAGAGGAAACGATGTTTGAATTCCATTTCCTGTAAATTGCCATCTTAAATTTCCAAGCGGTGATCCGATTTGAAGTTGACCAGATATTTGTGTAAATACTCTAATTAAATAACAAAGCAACCCTTCACCTGTTTCTCTTGGTATTTGAGGAATGGATGCTGGGTCTGCACTTGGATCACATGGAATATTCCAAACAACTCTTCCATTTATAACTGATTTTGTAATTGTCCCATAAAGAGCGTAAACAAGATTATCGATCAGCGAAGGAACGCTTTCATGCGAAACTTGTGGATATGGAGTATCAGGGCAACAAGTGCTGGAGTAAGTTGAGTTATTTGATCCGCAAGACATAATTCGTGTTTTCTACTTTGTTGTTTTCTTTTTGTCAAAAGAAAGTTTTAATACTTGCCAATAAACCTCGTCAATCAGTGTTCCAAGTTCTTCTACTGCGTCTTCTTGCAGATCAGATAATCTTGCATGGATTAGTTCATGCGACAAAACATTAAGAAGGTTACTTTGCGAGTTAGGATTAATGGTAATCAAGCGTTTTTCATAATCACAACAACCATCGTCTGTGACACCAGCAGTTTTTCCGGGATGTCCAAACTTAATAGTCCACAAGTGACCATTAATTCTTGCTTTTACGCTTTTTTTCGTCATGGAAGAAATAATGTGGAGTCTTGTGCATTGTCTTGTTTTTTTTCGGCAAGAAATAATATTTCTTCTCAATAATTCCAAGTTTTACTCCAGCATTTAATCGTTTATTTGTTGCGCTTGCAGTAATATTCCACAACTTGCACAAATCTTTGGATGAATACCAACCTTTAGGAACGGATTCGTATTGTTTATAGATACTATCTTGAATGATTTTTAGAAAGTCGTTAGGTGTCATGGAAGTCTCCAAGGTTGCCCATGTTCGCGGCTTGTAATGTGAATGCAGGATTGTTTTAGCTCTTCGCAATATTCACCCCAAAGGAATGCCTGAGTCCACGCAAGTGTCGCCCTGCGACATTTAGCGTAATCCATAGACGAACGCTTTGTAAGCGTCCCAATATTATATCCCATGCCACCAACAAGGTTCCTTCCGGGTTGCATTGATACCTTATGCGAATGCCCAAAGACAATTTTACGCCTCACACTATTGCAGAATGCTTCTGCGGTGTCTCTCGCGGCCATCTCGTTGAAAAGAACACCATGCTGGAATCCTATGTCAGCAAGGTCAAACATCTGAAACACTCCATCCCACGGAAGTAATGGTGCGCGTAGTTTTTTACAACATTCTTCAATAGCTTCAACAATTTTGTGGGCGGCATGAGCTACGACGGCATTATTGCTTGATCGTAGCCTCCATGCTCTATCTTCATGGTTTCCACAAAGGACAACATTTGCACCAAGCATTTTGAGGTGCATCAATCCAGTGTCAATGTCTGGAATTAGCGGTTCTGCTTCACTCGATCCTTTTGCGCCTGCCATCAAAGCGGTTAAATCAACGAAATCTCCGAGGTGAATTGTTGTATGTGGTTTAAAGTCATTTTTGAACCGCATCACACTATCCAAAGCTTCCTTGTCGCAGTATTTTGCATGACTGCATGAAACTGCCAACACCTTCTTCCATTTGTGTGTTATATTAGCCATATTTATTTCTTTGATGGATGTATGCGAATCAAATCTTTTACAAGTGATTTTTTTCTAATCTTTCTCCAGACACCATCTCCACTTGTTGAGTCACGATCACCTTTTCCATTGGTATTTCCTTCAAGAGTTACAATTTCAGAACCGCAATCTTTAATAACAAATCCAACGTGAGAAAAATCAAATGTTACGATATCTCCCATTTGCGCTTTATGCGTTTCATTGAAGATGTCAGTGGTATTTGGACGTTGCAAAGCCCAAGATTTCAAACCATATGCAAGTGCTGTTTTTGGTCTCCATTCTTCTGGACTTCTGCGTTGTAAATTAAGCCAAGTTACAACTTGTGGAATCTCAATCCATTCACGGATACACCAGTCAACATAAGCGGCACACCAAGGCCAAGCTCCGGGGTCAAGTTCTGTTGCGGATTGATATTCTTTAATTCGCGCACCACGATTATTTCCGCCTTCTTCTCTTACACCAACTTCCGCAGAAGCAATGGCAATAAGCCTGTGAAGCATTTATTATTTTTGTTTGCGGAATACGTTTATTGCGCCAATAACTGCCATGCCAGCGGCAGCAATAGCATTTGCTTTGCTTGGATCAATAACAATACCAGCAGCGGATGCAATAAATACAATTCCGCGCCATGTGGAGTTTTCCGTGAGTCTGTCAAGGATATAATTTACGATTTTCATTTATCTTTATATAGGTTTGGTTGTGGGATAATTGGATTAAACCAATCTATTTCTTGTTCTGGAGGGAGATATTTTACATTAACTGAAATTCTTAACTTTCCGTAGTCTCCAATATTGTTTCCGATTGGAGGAATTGGAACTGAAATGCAACTTGTAAATGCAAAGCACACAAGCAGCATTAATGAAAATTTAAAAAACATCAAGATTTATTTTTATGTTTAAATGCAATTTTTCTGGTTTCATTGTTTACGAATTTTGTTGAACATATAAACTATCGTCATAATTCCTGCAATTAAAGAAACAAATAATCCTCCAAGCCGTAAACCAGCTTCAATGTGCGGCATTAAACTAATCATAAACCCAGTAAAACTGGTAGTTGTTCCAATAATTCCAGTGAATGTTGTGTTGTCGTTCATCTGTTTAGAATGTTATTAATTTCCACTTTACTTCTACCCTATCATCAAACCACTCAAGGTAACTTTCCCATTCTGTTTCTGGGCCGGGAGGTTCTGCCTTAATTAGTTCTACAAGCGTTGGATCAACCCAATCTTCTGGCACTGGATATGGTCGAATGGTGTCAATGCGAGGATTACCTTCATCGTCCAGAACAACACTGGAGAGATATTTTTCTCCGTTTGGAAATATGAGTCCGTATGTTTTAAGCATAATATTAAGTTCCGTAAGCTACTTCTACTGCGTCAACCGAGGCTACCCACCGCCATGTTTCAGCAGCGATACCTGTAACCAATATGCGAAGTGTGTCATCAGTGTTATTTGCAGAAAGCGCAATCGTTGTTCCTGCGGCGTTATCTGTTCCAATAGTAACTGGAGCGTAAACCTGTGAAGAAGTTCCACCAACATTCTTCACGCAGTATTGGCGCAAGTAGTGAGCTACGGCAGTTCCATCTGATTTTGTTCCAGTAATGTTAATTGTGCAGGCGATGATTTTTCCAGATGGGATTCCAAGATAGGTTGTGGCTCCGTCCAATGCCATCTCAACTCCAGTATTGGTAGTTGTCTTGCAACGAAGGACGAAGCGGGCGCGTTGGGCGTCGCCATTTGCGGCAAATTGGCCGCCCGCATGGGCTTGCATCATCGTTCGGTCTGCTCTTGAATCTCTTCCTGTTGCAAGTCCACCAATAGCTGTTGCTTGAACAGCCCATCCGATTGCAAATGAAAATGTGGTAGAGGCTGTTGAGCCTCCAAATGCAATTGATGATATTCCAGAAGCAGTCGAGTTATTTCCAAAAGCCAAGGCTCTTTGACCAGACGCTACATTGCCATCACCTATGCATGTCGCCGAAATTCCCGAAGCGATGTTTCCATTTCCTCCACCAATAAATGCATATTGACCGCTGGCTACTTGAGTGGCCGCGCTCCTATTGTTTTGCAAATCAACCGCATTCGCACCCCTTGCATTTCCGCCAGTTGTCGTTCCATCTGGCTTTGGCCCTAAAATAAAAGCACCTGTGCCTTTTGGCTTGAGAACTAAATCGGAATTTGTTGCTGTGGTATTCTCGGAAAGAGTTACATTTGCAGATACACTATGACCATTTACAAGCGTTCCTGCGGTAATATTGGTCGTGAAATTAATTGCTCCTCCACCAATGCTGGTTTCGAGCTTAAAGGTAGCTCCAGAAACATCACGGACGAAATAGTTGGTAGTAGTATTGAGTCCAGTTCCACCTGTGAGCGCAGTGAATCGAACAGGTTGCCCATTGGCAAACGCAGAACCTGTAGCGGTAATAACATCTGTTAGAGCATCACCAGTTATTCCAGTAATTGAAACAATAGCGTCTTCGACAATAAGACCAGAGTTTTGCAAAGTAGCTCCAGAGGTTCCATCTGCACGAAGGATAGAATTATCAACTGGGCCTGTGGTAATACTTCCACCAGCAAAGTTCCATACAACACCAGTTCCCGGATGTCTAAAATAAATCTTTTGATCTGTATGGTTTATTGCGCCTTCACCCAAGGCAAGATTTGCAGTCGTAGGAATATTCCCAGCAACAATTGATTTTTTTAATTTTATGACATTGGCCATGATTTTAGGTGAGTTATAAGGAGGCGAGGTATTGACCACGCCTCCTTATTTTGTTTGTTTTTAGTAAGTTCCGCCATCAATAACCGACTCAAGAGCGGCGATGCGGGATTCGTGATCCGCAACATCAGACTCAAGATCAGTTAGACGTGCGCTAACTCCAACAGTTTCCAAGGTCGTGATACGATTGGAAAGGCTGGTGTCGGCAGTAGAACGAGTGCTTGCCTCTGCATCAATGTTGTCTTGGAGGACACCATCAGCAAGTTCCAAAGCGGCAACGGCAGTTGCGCGAGCGGAAGCTTCTGCGGAAACAGCGGCGATACGAGCAGTCTCTTCAGCAGAGATGTCGCTTTCGGCTGCGGTCACACGCGAGGCCAAGGCTGTCGCTGAAGTAACTACACCATCAATGCGGATACCGAGAGCGGTGTCAGCGTTGGTGCGGTTGGTGACTTCGTCTGCGAGAGCAGCATTGTTCGACGTAACGTATCCAGCAAAAGCTGTGTCGCTCGTTGTATCAATCGAGTTGATAAGTGTAACGATCTCGGCAAAGCTGTCTTTGTCTGCATCAGAGGCAGAAAGGATTGCAGAAACGTCACCTTCAACAGAGGTCACACGCACGTCGAGTGCCGAATCAGCAGCTTCCAGCGTGGACTGGGCAGCAGCGATAGCAATGCCACGGGCGGTTGCTTCAGCGGAGATGTCGTCAGCGAGGTCGCTCTCAGCACCTTGGGCGCGAGTTACTTCAGCACTGATGCTGTTAGTGAGCGTTGTGTCAGCGGATTCACGGGCCGAAGTCTCGGTCGCAACTGCGCTGGAAACAAATGTTTTCTTAGCGAAAACGTGTTCGCCACCGACTGCCAATACTCCTTCGGCTGTGCCGACGAAGAGTGACTTGTTAAGCACGTCCATTGCCAACTCGCCAGTCTGAAGACTAACGGGTGCGCCTGAACCGCGTTTGATTTTAATGATTGGATTACTCATGTTTTATTTTTTATTTTTTGTTTGTTGTTGTTGTTGTTTGTTTTACTCAAATTCGCCAGCATCTATAATTGAAATTAATAACGCATACGATTGAGAGTCTATTGACCACCGCCATGGGAGTCCCGTATCAAGGGCGATGTAAAGCCTATTATTACGACCAGTAGTTGGAAATGATCCTCTATTTGGATATTCAACTATGCTGTCGTTAGGTAAAAGTAAATTAGGCGGGAGTATGATCTGCTTAGATGTAAAATCTAAGGTGTCAGAAAGTTGATTTGATGTGAGTCTTGTCATTAGAAACTACCTCCATCTACTTCGCTTGAATTTGTCAATGCTCCAATTTGTTCTGCTGTAAATGTTACAGACGATGGAAGTAAGATCAGTCTCGTAATGACGATTTTATCGCCAATCGGTAGTGCTGCATTCAATACCACTTTATTATTTGGTATGTCAAGTGTATAATCGCTGCCCGGTTCTTGTGATACACCATTGATATAAACAAAAACACTACTTGGGCCATCAGATGAAGTTAGTGTTCCGGGCGCAATAAATTCAGTCTGGATGTCATCTCCATCGTATCTGGTTGTCTGAAAATTTATCAGACCAGTCGAAGGAGCAATATCCAGCTTACCTGTAAATGGATTGAATTTTAATGCCATATTATACTTTAGAGTATTCCATTTCTGGATTTTTTGGCAATGTTTTTTAGTCGATTTATGACTTTAACTTTGCTGTTATTGTTTATAATAATTGCCATGGAAATACGTTAAAAATTAAGAGATAAATCTCCATGAAAACCAAGTATTAAGATCAAATGTATTCGTTAACGGCCTCGCAAAAGGAATGGCGGTTGCATAATTTCCTTGAGCGCGAAGATTTATTATATCTCCAGCAACAAGATAAAATGATGAACTTACGCTCTGTATATAATCTGTTGTTGTTGAAACAACTGCAGTTTGTGCTATGGTTGCTTGTTCGGCTTCTGGTGAACGGGTAATGTCAATTGATGCCACTTTATTTGTGCCAACATTCCAAGTTGCACCATTTGCTGTTACGGATATGTTAAAATCTAATTGATATAGTCCCGTTTGAACTACAACAAAATCAGCAGAGCCTGCTGTATGTGTGATATATCCATTGCTATTATTCCACGATCCATCAGCATCAAAAGTAATATCTGTGCTGCCGCTTACAAGATTTTGCTGTGTTGTTTTATAGTAAGTTGATTGATATACTTGCGATGCTATATAAGCTGTAGTTTGGATAGTTCCATTACCAAATTTAATTCCGCTTGTATCAACTGATAGAGCAACAGTTGCATCTGGAGTAACACCAACTCCTACTCTCCCAAGATTTGAAATAACAAAAGCAGTCGAGTCAGGAGATGTTTCATCCTCAACTCGCAAAGCCTCTCCTGCGCCTCGTTGAGTAACGCGCAATGCCGTTGTTGCACTTGAGACATCAACTGCTTGCGGTTGATTAAAAGTATTCTGTAAGTTTGTTTGTGCGGTGTTATAAACTGTGGAATTTGATCTGTATGCCAATCTATTTCCGCTTGTTATCCATACGTCTCCATTTGTTGTTGTCGTTGGACTCGTTCCCGTAATAGCATTTCCGATATTTAATTTGGAAGCGGTATCATCTGCCGCAGCAACTAACTTCCCCGCCATCGTGTCGCCAGACTTTAAAACATAAGCAGAAAGGTCTACAGAAGGAAGGGAAGTAGTAACTTGAGCAACATTTGCATCCTCAAAGTGCATTGTCATTGTTCTACCGCCAAGATTAAGCGCGTAAAATTTAACTACAATTCGATCTGTAGCTAAAATATTTGTCGCTGGGACTGGAATGCTCCACAAATACAATTCATTTACAGTTCCATCTGTAATTGTATGTGGATTAGAAATATTTGTTGCAATTAGCGTTTCTGTTCCAGCAAGATTACGCGAATAAATTTCACCATAAATTTCAGGTGTCCCACCGTTGGAATTCATTGAAACATAATTCTCAAAATTCCAGTTACCTGATGGGATTGTTGTAACATTTGGATTATTTAAAACTGTTGCAAATGAACCTACTAATTGTGTTCCTGCGCCAGTAGCCGTTAGCGTAGTCCCTGCACCAATTACTAAATTTTTAGACATCTCATAGTATCCAGAGATACTTGATGCATTTGAGCGATTGAAGTAATATATTGCCCCAAAAGCACCGCCGCCACCGCCACCACCTGTTCCAGTAAAATCAAGTTTGCCAGTAAATGGATTAAAGGCAAATGCCATATTAAGAAATTACTACTTTTACCAAATTAGCATCATTAACAATTGGTGGTTGCACTGAATATGTCAATGTAAGAGTAGCAACAACGGCAGATGCTTTGTTATATACAACAGTAGCAATGTTATTTGTAGCTCCATAATATGTCAACGCAAGCTCATCGTATTCTGGAATTTGAAATCCTTGAATGTCTGCAAGAGATGTTTCAATTGAACTAACTCCATCCAAAACAAGATGGCGATATTTTGCTGTGTCGAGAATCGAGGGAATGTTATCCATAATAATTTAAGCTGATGAGGCGGGAGAAGAATTAACCTCTCCCGCCGATATCAACTTATCTTACACCGCGCAAGGGGTAGGATTGCCATCAAAAGCGCAACGCTTGTAGACAATAGCGCACACGTTCTGTGGGCGAATTGGCTGAATAGCACGTTGGATTTGATAGATATGCTGACCAAAGTCGCCATATAAGTTACAATCATTGTCCCGAAAATAAGTCCATTCCAATTCACCCATAGCAAGTTGCGGAGCGAAACGGAAGGTTCCTTCTCCAACATACTGTTCGGGAACGAGACGCTTAAAAGCCTCGCCAGCAACGACGAACATGACTTCGTATGGCGCGGAAACCCATGCAGGGTTGCGGCGTTGAGCGAAACCATTCGTGACGGCAGTGCTGACGATTGGGTTTACCAGTGTAAGAACACCAGCAACGTTTGCGGTGGCGCGGAGAGGCTGTTGGTCGATACCAAAAGCAAAACCACGATAGCCCATGAACTGATAGCCACTGATGGACTCTTCACCGAGCTTGAAGCTGCCAGCGGAGAGATAGAGAAGGTCTTCCTTAACGTCTGCGTCATTGCGGAAGTTCTCGATCTGATCAGCACTGGCAAGAACTTGGAAGAATTCACCATCTTTGGTGGCGAAAGGTTCGGCAAGCATCTCTTCACGCAGGAAAGTTCCGATGCGATAGAGGGTCTTGAAGTTCATTGGCGCGTCAGGCACTTTAGCGGCAAACAAGGTGTTGATCTGCTGCATATCGCCAGTGAGGTTACTGGTGAAGGCGGCAGTCGAATCAACAACATACTTGATGCCAGACTGGATCAGGTATTGATAACGAATGTCGGCGTTGATGATCTGAAGGATCGTCTTCTCAAGCGAAACCTGAGCTTGGAGATAAGAACCCTTGAATGCTGTGCGAGCCTGCTTAACACAGACGCGAGGGCCAGCACCACGGAGGGTCTGAAGTTGGAACTGATACTCGGTCGAACCAACCTGATCGGGAGTTGCACCAATACCACAAAGGGTGGTGTCATTCACGAAGGTAGGAGCGGCGAGACTTGCGGCAGGAACTGCCATTTCCTCAACCACGCTACGGACAACGTCCGACACGTTAGGAAGAGTGCCACCATCAATCGAATTGATATAAGGCGATTTGCGAGCAAGCACACGGCCAATCTGACCGATGATGCGGTTTACGTCCTTAGAAGCGAAGTTCTGGACTGTTGCGAGCGGGATACATTCTTGAGCCATAATAGTAGTTTTTTAATTTAAGTTTTGTTTGGGTTTTGTTCTGCTTGAACCGACCCGTTGTTTAAAAAACTTCGGGCGACATTCAAGTCGCATAGACCCGCATACGCAGTTCTAAGCTTTGTTTCTTGTTTGTTCGCCCCGGCACGCTGGGCTTGTTGTGCGGCCTGTAGTGTGGATTCTTTGACTTCCACGGAGTCGTTCTTATACGGAAAGAATTCGCCGAGATGAGATGGGACTACGATATTTTCTAAATGTTGTCAACAAATATTTCAATGTTTGTTCCGTGACAGATTAAAAATATTTTTGTCACAGAAGAAAAAAAGTTTGACGTGGTGAAAAAACGATGCAATATTTTCAACATCTACTTGAATTTTCACAGGATTCAAAACGATTACATTTTCCTCTGGCAAAATACCCGTCTTGATACTGTGAATATCAAGGCGGGTTTTTCCTTTTGTATGAAGCCTCGGCAGTTCCCAAAAGTAGCCTGTAACGATGCTATATCGATGAGCGAAATATGATCGAGACAATGGCGACGAAACATTGATTGCACTCGCCAAGCAACGCACAGACTGGAATGATGAAGCCATGCCAACCAGTCACAATTATCATATCGTTGGTTTCAACAATATGATCTTTGAATACACGCCATAGAGATATGGGCGAAGGTGCTATTGAGGGTAAATGTTGAGTGTTGGTGCGGCCCGATAAAGACAATAGCATTAATGTCGAAATGCCATACTGCCGATTCCTATACGGAATGAGTATTGTTTGAGACACTTCATCACCATAACAGGCGAAGTGTCTCTTGCCGCCAACCTCAAGCCTTCCAGAATGAGTATGGTTACAGCAGTGATGCCATCAGTTCAGACTTCGGCTTATCACCTTTTTTGACATGATGAACTTTATCTGCTAAGTCGCTCCACTTGTCTTTTATTCCAAGGATATCACATTCAAAACGCAACTTCTCATCAGCAAAAAAATCTTCTTGAATAAATTTGTTGATTGAGGCAGCGCAATGTTCGCGTGTCGCAAAGAACAAATAACATGGTTGTTCGCAAATCATGCTTAGTGTGGACTCGTATCGTGACGCATATGTGGAATCAAAATCAATATTGACAACATCGTAATCACTCATCCAACCACCGCCAGCCGCATGGAGAGCCGACCAGCGGGAATATCGAGCGGCAATCTGAGGAAAGAAATGTTGAGCTTCCATTGGCATCGCAAAAGAAACTTTCATTAGTTTTGCCATGAGTTTCTGGTGCAGGCTACTTCCTTGCGCGTGTGAGCGATTAAGCATCACGCACTCCCAATTATTTCTTTCCCATGACTGCTTCCAAATATTCGCGCAAGCAAATTGTTCTCCTTGCGGCAAAATTTGAATGCTCTCGTAATACCCGTAAATTTTGGTCTTCATTAGAACGCTTTCACGCCAACATTGAAAACAGGAATTCCGAGATCGATGTGCGCTTGATGTCCTGCGTCCTTTGCTTTTTTGCAAAACGAAATGTCATCAGGATAAAAAATCCCATGTTTCATGTCGGAAAACTTGGCCAAGATATCCGTCAAAACCCTGCGGTGAATGAGGAGACATCCAGAACCAACCCAATCGACCTGTTCGATGGAGTCTGGATACGATTTTGCCTTGCTTCCAAGTTCTTTGTTAGAACAAACGATGGACGATGCTTCCGTATTGGCGAAATAAGCTCCCCCAACAAGCGTTTTGCCGCTACCTATCAGGCGATGGATAATATGACGCTGTAAAGCCAAATCCTGCACGTTACGAGCCGCCCCAATGTGAGATTTAGACCAAGATGGACGGCCAATTGATGGAATAATGTCATTATCAATCAAAACAAGCCATTTCGCGTCTGTTTCAAGAAACTTTTTGGCAAGCGTATTGCGAGATTGATAAAAATTGTCTTCGTCATTGGAAAAATCAAATCGAATCTTGTCCTTCCCAAAATCCAAAGCAATATTCCACAGCGCAAATGCTGTAACTGGGTTTGTTGCCTTGCGGGATGAGAATCCAATGAAGATATCCTTGCCTGCAAACTCTGTTCGGTAACTTGGCAACCCTTCAGTTGATCTGGACTCTACAATTGGTTGCTCTACAGGCAATGTTTTGTATGGTTGCTCTTCAGTTTTGTCAGAAACCTGTATGCTTTCTTCCGACATAACCGCATTTTCGATGGTTTCCAGAGGTTTTGTCTCGTTCTGTGTGCCAATATCAACATTACGATGCTCTTTTTCGGTAGTTTCCTCTTCTTTTGGCTTGCGTCCGGGTTTTTTTGCAACTTTTGGTTGATTTAGTGGTTGCGTAGGCACTCCGTTTCTGGCAAATGGGTCTGAGTTTTCAAGTGCATTCATTGTAATGCGTTCATCTGGAGATATTTTTGTGTTCATATTGTTGATTTATAGTAA